CTATGTTTCCGCTTACACCACGAATGCTCAATGCACACTCTATTACTTAGGTAACCATGAACTATTTTTATTTATATCTTAGATTACATCTTTGAAATTTCATCTACTCGTTGAACTACCTTATCCCAATGCTTAGTAAACCTATGCCCGCCGTCTTCTGTCACTGTTAAGCTATTATAGTACGGAAAGCTTTCTAGTACATATTCATACGGGATAACATCATCGTCTTTTGCAACAAACAAATTTACTAACGGACCTGCATAATTCTCTCGCACATATTTTCGCATTAGACTAAGTTTATCTAAATGTGCAATAGAAACCATAAATTCTTCTTTGGTAATATAATTTACGTTAGTACCTAGTTTACTGTAAAGAGATAGTCCAGGGTCTGGACTTGGGTTGACTAGAACAGCAGGAGAATCATATAGATGCCCAAAGTAGTTTGCATAAAACGCACCCAGACTAGTTCCAACGAAGATTAATTTTTGTGCTTTTTGTAGGCTACCATTATAAAAATATGCAGAAATTTTAGATTGAATCAGACTATGAACTTCCTTAGGATCAAACGGTAGATCCGGTGACAAGACTCTTTCTGTGCCGAACTTGTCCCTAAGCATGTCAACTTTAGAGCTAGCACCCGTGCTAGCGAAACCGTGTAGATAGATGATCATTTTTATGCTTAAAATTACTATAACTTATGTATTATAGTGTAATAGCATTTATTTGTCAAATTTTATATTACTTGGTAACTCACGCAGAGTGAGTCCGCGACTTATCAATTCTTTTTGACCCTCGTCACTTAAATTTATAAAACCATATATAATTTTCTCATGGGGCTCACCTTGGATTAATCTAGTATAATGATACCCATCATCATTTAAATCTAATATTGGTTTACCAGTCAACATTTCTGCATATTGATTACTTACTGGTTTGGCTCCGCCAGATCGCATCATGGTTTCAGCTTTGCCGCTGACCTCTGTCCAACTGCGATTCGTTTTTATATCGCTATCTTTGATCATCAAATAATCTTTGATACCAGCTGGCGTAGCTTTATACCTATCTTTTTCGGGATCAAATACAGTCTCTGATGCGCTAGCAATCGTCTTATAATTTTTTGTCTTAGGTGACTTTTTGTAGATGTTAACAGCAGTGAGTTTGTCTCCTCGCTTTACTATTTTCCAGTAACCTGGATCATTCATTAGTTCTTCTACTGAACTAGCACTCTTGAACCCACCTATACTTTGATATGTTTTTTGAAGCATATCCCATACCTGTTTAGCATATGGTAGCTTTTCTTCAACTGTATGAAGGTTCAAAACTCTTTCAATTAAAAATTCACGGTATCGCATAACATGTATTTATCTTTAAAGATAAATTGTTGCGATACTAGATTGGTCCGTCTAGCAGGAGTTGCACCTGCACGCCGTTAGGCAAATGATTTTGAGTCATTCGTGTCTGCTGTTCCACCATAGACGGAAGTTTATGGTAACACTACTTTATGCACAATAAGTCTAAATCCTCTTCGCCATGGACAATCTTTAGCAGAATGCCCTTCGCGTCCACATAGACAACACATTTTAGTCATATGTGTATTTATTCTTTGGTAGGTCAGGTGGGAATCGAACCCACAAGGGCAATATGCCGCTGGATTAAAAGTCCAGTACCGCAACCTATTCGGTGTCTGACCCATTACCATATAAAAACACACGTTGAACAGTCCTTCAACGCTAGTCGCTATCTCCCTTACTATCGGGCGGATCTGTAGTGTGTTTTTATATGGTCCCTGTTATAGGATTTGAACCTATACCTACTTGAGTAAAAGTCAAGAACGCTACCATTACGCCAAACAGGGAAAAATTATCAGGATGCTTTTTTACGGTTTCAATTACAAGTTGAATGTATAATATTTGCTGTACGCATCCTAAATTTTGTACTACGATGTAGATTATATGCTATCTAGCTATAATTGTCAATCGTATGTGTCTTCTTTTTCTGGGGGAAGAATGAACTTCTTATTGCCCAGTTCATCATATTCAAAGGGCACACCGTTGATGGTGTGCGGTTCATTTTCGTCGTATGTCCATCCCAATACTTTCATCATCTTGTGCTTGACCAACAGATTAGGGTTACGAAACGCTTCAGTATCACTAAAGCCCATCATGACACCCACCTCACAAACTGCGCCACTGCGGCACACGCCGGCAACACAATGCACGATAACATCCATTCTAGATTCTAGTGCATGCTGTAGCAGTTGAACCAAACTCTTTGCTTGCTCGTCATTGATTTTGAATTCTTCACCATAGCTATCATCGCGCTCAAGATCCAAAAACTCAAACTGATGAATTTCTTTGAACTGATGCTTAGGTACTGGGAAAGTCATACAAGGATCTACAATTTGAATCAGCATACTATTTTCACCAACTCGGACATGATACCCTTTAGGAATGTCAGCTAGTGATACGTTTTGAATCCAGGGCATGATTATTTCTTTCTTAACTGTAAGATCATACTATAATACGACCTTGATTTATTGTCAAACTACTGGATGCATATTACTTGTTGACCGTTGTCTTCCCATTAGACCACTAGCTAGGATTCGAACCTAGATTCACAGTTTGGATTGTAAGTAAATATTGCTGTTAGCATCCAAATTTTGGAGGAAGATAACAGAATCGAACTGTCACCGTTTCATCAACAGTGGGATGGTTTTCAAGACCATTTCTGCTCCATGCAGCCTATCTTCCTATTAAGATACTGGCGGATAGTACAGGATTCGAACCTATGAACCGGTTTCCCAGCGACGGTTTAGCAAACCGCTCCCTTAACCACTCGGGCAACTATCCGAAAACTTAACATCTAAATTTAACGTTTAAACCTATCTGGTACCGCGAAAAGATATCTGATTACCATTTGATCTAAAAATCTTTGCTGGTACATAAAATATTCCGATACTGATTTGCTTTTAAACATTTTAATGACGTAGTACGATGATGGAATCTTGTACATATATTCTCCGTGTGTCATCGTATTTATGATTGGTGCCTCCGCCGGGACTTGAACCCAGAAGGACGGCTTATGAGGCCGCTATTATAACCAATTTAATTACAGAGGCATCTTGCTATAACAGTTCATATTATAACTGACTTTCGTTTGAAAGAAAGCGTTTTGGTAAACTGTTGTATAAAAATTGTCGGTTACGTATCGTCCGACATATTGAGAACAGCCCAACCTCAATATCGTTCACAGATTAAATCATGAGCCATAGCTGTCTTTCCAGCGCCATACAGTTCCCTCGGACCAAGGGTAGATAATGCTAATCAACGTCCCGGCTATCCAATGCCGATTCTCATAAACAGTGCCTATACCATATTCTAACACACTAGATGTGGATCATCCCTAAGGTGTTGCCGAATTTTACAGCCGACCTAATGTGTTAGAATATGCGACCATTGCAGTCAGGAATCGAACCTGAACCCTTTACTCATAGCACCATGCGCGGGTTACTAACCCACCGTGGAAATCGAATCCACGTATTTTCTCTATGCTGCCATTACATCACTGCGGGTCATCGGAGTCATGACTTCCGATCATGGTTGAAGTTGATCAAACTTCTCTGATTAGGCGCAATTTGAGTACCACCCAAACGGCTCTTCCTATCATTTACCATATTAAAATACACTATTTAAACTTCCCGCATATTTCAGCATCTTTAAGAAAGAAGTGTGTTTTAATATAGTAAGGAGGTCGTCACCTGTCCCACACGGGTTTATTTTGTCAGCCTTTCGGCAACCTCTCAAAGAAACTTACATTTCTTCTTACCATATTTCAACACACTCAAACGGGTCTGTTCGCCATTCCTCTTCCATGCCGTTCCAAGTGAGGATGGGTAGAATATGTTGAAATATGGTGACGATTTAGTCCGATAATCGCCAAGAGTTGTGGTATTACTAGTCTATACCTTTAGTATCAGTAAAAGATAACATTCCCGATACAAGGGCCTTCACGTTGCCCTAAATTATGGTGCGAGAGACGGGAGTCGAACCCGTAAGCCCGAGGGCGGCAGATTTTCGTACCACTATAGTTTTCACTACCAGTTTCCTGTTTGTGGTCTGGACTTTACCTTCACCGTATCTACTGATCTTAGGTGCCTGCCGTCAAGTCTCTACACCTTCCTATTTTACTAGGCTTGGCTCGGTATTGGCATTTTAAAGCTTTCACCGAATTTGACAGGTTCTACTCCTATCGTTTCCAATAGGGCACTCAAATTCTGACGTACATTCACAAATGAGCAACTTTCAAGTATCTCCCATCTGCTAAAGCACATCCGTCATAAGTCTGCTGTGTATACCATTCCACCACTCTCGCATATTTTTCACTACATGCAAATACACTGATGAGAATCGCACTCCCTTAGTTCTCACGCTAAGTTACGACTAGGAGTTACAGAACGAATCGGCATTCCTGCGACACAGTGTATTTGCATATAGTGATCGCTTCCCAGCGATTTATATGTTTATCTATTTTGTTAAAGAACGACGTTCTTAAATTCTATGATAGGATGTGTCAGACACATATTACATGCTTAGGGCTCAAGCCTTTATCACAAACTTTTTAGTTCACCTCACTCCGAAGAGCTAACCCCATGGTTCTCATTATCGAGACAGAACCTATCATTTGAATTTTTAAAGATCGTTGCTGATTTCTCAGCGTATGCACATAGTATAACACCACATGCATTTATCGTCAATAACTTTCTGCCATGCTCTCAAGGCTGATGCTTGTTAAACTCTAATAGGATTCGAACCTATCCCTCCGCCCCATTAAGACACGGTATGCTATCCACTAGCAACATAGAGACTTCAACTTAGCACCGCAGCAACGGGGGTTGTTGAGACAAGACACAGACTGTTGGCGAGTTGACGCCCATCAGCCTTGAGAACACGACAAATTATTAAAGAACTATCAGCAATTTCTCACTGTATGCATACATTGTACAGCACCAGTGATTTATTGTCAATACTTTTCTGACGTTCGATTGCTATACAACTTGCAACCAACCGCCGTATACATCGATTTCTCAACGTATACCTTGCAAATCAACTTTTATGAAGATAAATTTGTTGGTCAGCCCACCTGGACTCGAACCAGGACTATAAATTTAGAAGAATTATGTGATATCCAGTTTCACTATGGGCTGATGTTGTCTTTTACTACTAAAGTTCGTCGTATATCTAGATTTTGTCCTATCCATTGAACGAACGACAGATGAATTTCTAAGTTGTCTCTATCATAGACTATTGTTAAATTATTGTCAAGTAGAGGTTATAGTTAGATTTTGGCTCCGGGTAAGGGAATCGAACCCTTCTAGCCATTGATTAACAGTCAAGCCCATGCACCTTGCTCGGGTTTCCCGGAATTGAATTTGGTGCCCCTACACAGAATCGAACTGCAAACTACGGATTACAAAACCGTCGTTATACCATTTAACTATAAGGGCGTTTAGTCTTACGACAACTTTATTTATTGATGATATCATGCATGAGATTTTTTGTCAACCCCACGCATGATATCTTCCTAAGAAACTAAGATCCTACTGTGCTTAGGAACACCTGCTAACAAATACTCCATTTGATCTGCCAGAATAGTTCTGTTTTGCAGAATCATGTTTTCGTAATGGTTAGGTTCGTAGGGTAGGTAAATTAGTTCCATTTTAGCTTCCTTCAGTGTCTTGTGACCCTTCTTAGAGTTACAGTCCTTGCATGAAGTGACAACGTTCATCCACATGTTTTCTCCACCGTGATAACGAGGAACAATGTGGTCTCGACTCAAGCTAGTATAGTTGGGAAAATGTCCACCGCAATATGCACACACGTATCGGTCACGACCAAATAGTGTTCGGTTACTCAGGGCAACAGTAGCATGTTTGTGTGGGTTGAATCCATGCCCCTTGATAGCGATGATCGAGGGAGTTTCTAGATAACTTTCAGATCCGTCCTTTTGGACGCCGCCCCGGTATTTAGCCACGACTTCCCCCATCGACCATGCTACACTATTAGTCGCTTGGTATGAGATTGCGTCATCAGATGAGATCCACTGCCGGGGAACTCCTGAAATGTCTAATGCTAGGATGGACATATTAAACTCCTTTTTATCAATGTCTACATTTATTTAATACCTTGTTGGAGGGACATGAGGGATTTGAACCCACGACCATTGGTTACGGAGACCAAGACTCTTCCGAACTGAGTTAATGTCCCATTTTTATATTGTACGACAAACATTATTATTTGTCAATTCTTGGTGGCGATGATCAGACTCGGGCCAGCCACACACGAATTTTCAGCCCGCGGCTCTACCTGATGAGCTACATCGCCGTTATTTAGGTTCTGCAATCTTTGTCAACGTATCTTTCTTGACTAAGACATCGCGTTGTGTTCCCAAACGAAACACTCTTAGAAATTCAATACCGTCGATCAATTGAATGTCTTTGGTATTTTTGCAATAAAATCTTTCTTTAGTCCTGATATTTTCAAAATACATAGTTTTCATAATGATCTCCTTTATTAGTTTGGTACCTCTGACCGGATTCAAACCGATATCTATTCTTTAGGAGAGAATGGTTCTATTCAATTGAACTACAGAGATATGCATTGGTACCCCGGGAGAGAGTCGAACTCTCAACAGCCAGTACCTTAAACTGGAGCGTCTGCCAATTGCGCCACCGGGGTATTCTTTTGGAGGAAGGATAGAGAATCGAACTCTAACCCATTTCTGAATCCAGCTGATTTCGAGTCAGCGGCCAGCCCAGCTGACACAACCTTCCTTTATTTGGCAGCGAGTTAGGGATTCGAACCCTAGTGCCCCTTGCGGAACGCACTCCTTTCCAGGGAGGCCGATTAGACCACTCTCGCAACTCGCTATTATTTGGTGCTCCGAGTGAGATTCGAACTCACACCTCTTGGGTCACAGCGTTCTCAACACTGCCGGTCTACCAATTCCCTGCACCGGAGCATATTCTATGGTACCCTAGGTCGGATTCGAACCGACACGATTCTCTTTTTGAGAGAGACACCTCATACCAATTGGGTTACTAGGGCGTTGATTGGTAGTCGATGGTGGGATCGAACCACCGTCCTCTACAATGTCAATGTAGCGTTCCACCACTGAACTAATCGACTATGTGAAACAGGATACAGTTTTTTGACGAATGCTCTACCGAGTGAGCTAATCTCGCATACGCGAAATGTTGGAATCGAACCAACTACCTATCGTTTGATAGTGTTTGCTGTATGTATCCTAAAACTTGGTGCCGCCTGTTGGTTTCGCGCCAACCTTTATGGTTCTTCAGACCATCACTTTCACTAGATTAGTTTAAGCGGCAATGATTATGGCAGAGGGTGAAAGAATCGAACTTTCAACAACGGAATCAAAATCCGTGGTTATACCATTTAACTAACCCCCAACTGAATTTGTTAACAGAAACTAATTGGATTATTACCTCTGCAGAATTATAGTGCACCAATTTTTTAAGCAACGCCCTCACTAGGCATGCAGGTTTATAAAGCGTCAACCAATATAACCTACGCTAAACACCACCGCTTGACCTCGACAGCAGTGCCCGTTCATACCGGGATGTAGTTTCTGTTAACAAACTAAAAACAAAAATAAACAGGATGATTTGACATGGACCGGGAATCGAACCCTTTCGTCAATGCCCCCAATGGGCTGGTCCGGCGAATTGTGGAGCCGAAAATTGTTTGCTGTAGTCATCCTAAACCTGGTCTCTCTACCAGGATTTGAACCTGGACCTTCTGGCCCCGAACCAGAAACGCTACCTAGTTACGCTATAGAGAGAAATATCATAATGAGGAAATAGATTTCCATCCATACTTTCTAGCACATTCGATACTTGCATGAATCGCGCCAGCACAGGGAAATTTATGTCCTTTTTTAAAAGTCCATTCATTTAACTTAAAACTTTTTAAGACCGTGTCGCCATTCCACCAACCTCGCTCAGTTTTAATGTAACCTAGTTCTTCTAACTGGTTACGTAGCTTTGTGAATTCGTCGTGATCTTTACTTGATATGCTAACACTCTTATCCCAACCTGTTAGTATACGGACTAAATCATCGTTGGTTAGATTGTTGCGATCTTTGATAAAATCATGTTCAGTCCTTACCGTTACATTAGTAATAAAACTTTCATCAATATTAAACTGTTCCAACATGATCACTCCTATAGATTGGGCGCCCAGCTATTCTGTTGTTAATAGACCTCGCTGGATTGTCTCGTGTACAAGAGTTTATACTACCTAACAGTCACTTTACTCGTCATACATCCCATGATGTATTAGACTGATCGGGACTCATCGTACCGTCTATCCCATAAACTTGGCGACCGATAGGGGAATTGAACCCCCTCTGATTCTCTACATTGACAGTGTAGCGACCACACCATGCAGTCCCATCGGCCATTAATGGTGCCTCTTGAAGGTTACGCTCCTTCTACAACCGCTTATCAAGCGGACGTTATAACTACTTAACTAAAGAGGCATAAATATTTTTGTGAAACAACATGATCGTATAACACCACAAGGTTTGCATTTTCACCTTTCACTTTACGAAGGTGTGTGTTGCATTATTGTGTATGATATATACGACTTTAGCATTGACATGAAGTATTTCAGCAATGTTAATGCAGCTTTACGCTACATCAACAGTTATTAACAGGATGCTGTTTTTGCTTTTTCCAATAAAAGTTTTTAAATTTGCTGGAAGCATCCTAAAATTGGCTCCGCGGGTAGGGATCGAACCTACGTACCTTTCGGTGTCTCTGGTTAACAGCCAGGCCTCGTACCACTTGAGTACCGCGGAATTGAATTTTGGTGGTCAGTGCAAGAGTCGAACTTGCAACGATAGCGTATGAGACTACTGGTATACCATTTACCTAACTGACCTTATATAACTATACACGACAATAATATTATTGTCAAACTTGGTGCCCACGTTCAGCCTCGAACTGAATCTTCCGCGTTACGAGGGCGGCGTACCACCGAGTAATACTTCGCGGGCAAGATTGGTAGAGCCCCGAGGATTCGAACCTCGACTTCGTCCTTATAATGGAATGAAGTAGATGCTGTTTGTATCCTATGCAGGATAACTTTTCTACGCGTGCTACCATTACACTAAAGCTCTAAAATTAACAGGATAGAATTAAACTGCTGGATTTGAACCAGCTAAGTTTCCGTGGAAGGGAAATTGCGAACCAATCGCTAGTGTTGTTTGCTGTAACTATCCTAAAACTGGTGCGTTGCCAGGGAGTCGAACCCTGCTAAATCTCCTTAAGAGGGAGGTACATCTGCCGCTCTGTCAACAACGCATAAAATTTTAGCAAGACCATATCCGTCGTTGTCGTAGTTTATCGCAACCCGTGCCTTTCGGATGTTGCCTACATAACCCCCTACATAATATTCTGTATGGGTTACTGCTAATAAAACTGGTGCGGGGTAAGGGATTCGAACCCTTTCCTTTTGGGTGGAAGCCAAAGATGCTAGCCGTTGAACACTAACCACGCATAAACTGGGCCCTTGAGGTGTACGTCGAAATACACATTACCAACTATTAACGAGGTGCGCGCGGACCCGTCAAACTCAAGGATAGAACTTGGTACCTGAGACTGGACTCGAACCAGTATCGCTCACTATGTAAAAGTGACGTATAACCTCTCTACGCACTCAGGCATTATATTGGAATGCGTGACAGGACTTGAACCTGCATAAACCGAGTTTGCAATCCGGCACCTAGCCTTTCGGGTCACACGCATATAGATTTTTGGTGCTGAATAGGAGAATCGAACTCCTGTATGCTACGTACCAAGCAGCTAGGTTACCACTACATCAATTCAGCGTTAATTCAAGGACAATCCTCTAGCTGCCCTACCATTACTTTTATTTCGTCTGTTAAATTGTCAATTAATACTAATATCTGAAAATAATAAAAAGAAAACAAAATCATCTATAGAATATAGAGAACTAGTAAAATTAGTAGATGATCATGATGATGGGGTGTTTGGCCAGACTCGCACTGGTTAATACACTATGTCACAGATAGTGGGCTCGACTACTTCGCTTTCAAACACCATTGAAAAATTACAGAACAAATACTGAGACAACCGCTCGGGATGTCAATTTTTACACTTAGGTCCACCTAAGTTATCTATATTGGCAGGGGCCGATGGTAACGCTCCATCTCACCTAGTTTCAAAGACTAGTATCTGCTCTTATCGATTTGACCCCAACTGTTTTTGGCGCGACTGGGAGAATTTGAATCTCCAACCTCTGATTTCGTAGACCAGTGCTCCATCCAGTTGAGCTACAGTCGCATTATATTGGTACCCCGTATGGGTTTTGCTCCCATCTCAATAGTTTGAAGGACTATCGGCCACACTAGCTGCCTCACGGGGTAAAAATTCATGGTAGTAGCGGTGAGACTCAAACTCACGATAACTACTGTATGAAAGTAGTGCATTTGTCGCTATGCTACGCTACCATATTAAAACACACTAGCCCTGGAATTACTTATGAGAATCCGCACAATTCCAGTTTAAACGGCTATCACTAATGTGTTTTAATATGGTGCCAGTGCTGATCTCTGGCTTATCAGAATACTTCTGCTTCTCTTCGGTTTTCGGTTTTCACCTAGTGTTTGGGCGCCTTGGACACTTCCCGACTTGATCTGATCGTACATTGACCGGCGTATCAGCCTACGCATTTACCATATTAAAACATACTGAACTTTCCCCTGCTTGAATTACCAATGCACGATCCTGGGACAATATGTTTTAATATAGTATGGTATAAGCAAAATTACGAGTAGTGGACACTGCCCCTTCTAGATCGGTCTACTATTTTATCTCCACAACAATAATAGACACTCTGGTCGTCGACAAGGCTCTCATACCATATTAAAACACACTGATTACAGCATCGTCTGTCACCGGCAGGGCGAACCATTACCAGTACTCATTTACAGGGCGGGCCCAAAGAGCTTGTCAATGTGTTTTAATATGGTGTGAACCATTGTGGTGGGGTGGACTTCGAAACCACCATCTCGCTGCGTTTTACCATAAACTACGCCCCGACTAAGGACGGATGGGAAGTCGAACCCATCATCTCTCTGCGTGTTGCCTTACACTACCACGGTTCCTCGGAGTCATGACTTCCGAGTACAGTAAAGGTTAATTATGTCTTTACCATATTTGAAGATACTAGTGGACTTTCGATCGCTTCATCAGTGTTGCCATGCGTCCCACTCGCACCCATTTTGTCGCTCTTTCGAGAACACCGAAACTAATACCTTCAAATATGGTGGACAGGGTAGGATTCGAACCTACGTAGCCAGAGGCGGCAGATTTACAGTCTGCTGGTATTAACCACTCACCCACCTATCCATTCATTTTATTGCATAATATATGGTACCCACGGGAGGTTACGATCCTCCGTATATCGGTTATCAGCCGATTATTCTACCATTGAATTACGCGGGTATTCATTAGATAACAGAGTGCTTATTTTTCAATTAACAGTTGAATTTTTAAGTTTGCTGAACGCACTCTAAACTTGGTGGACTAAGGTAGGGATTGAACCTACTACACAGCTTATCCGAGTGTCGTATTACTACAACTTCGGCCATCTCCAGATGGTGTTAGCCCATTAATATAACAGGATAGTTTTTCTTTTCAAAGATAAATGGTTTGAAATTTTTGTGTTTGCTGGAACTATCCTAAAACTGGTAGCGGGGTATGGTTTTGAACCCTGTATATCAGGACAATCATTATACCCCAAAATCTGCATATGAAGATATTTTGTTGCGGACCCTAGATTCGAACTAGGACAAGCATTAGATGTCTCTGGGTTATGAGCCCAGCGTGTTGCCAGATTACACTAATCCGCGACAAAATACCCTTGCAGTTGATTATTATAACAGAATGCGCTTTTTTTATATTTACCGTATAATTTTAATTTGCTGCATGCATTCTAGATTTTGAATGTTAACCAATTATTTATGTTTGGTTAACAGTGTATATTACAAACTGGTTAAATATTATCTTTAGGATTAACAAATAACCCTGGTCTAAATTTAAAACCTTGGCCACTATCTATTAGGCAAGCTGTTTTATCGTCATCTAATTGTACGATACTCCAGCTATACGTTGATGGATTAACCAACATTGCAAACTTACTACCATCTTTGATTCCAATCCATATTATTTGTTCTTGATATGATGTTGTAAGCTCTGATAGTATGTGTTCAGCAGGAGCGCAAATTACTGGTTTTTGCACTACGGTGGGTTGTGCCATAGCAAATACTGGTATCAATAATAGTGATAATAAAAGATTACGCATGGCATATTCCTTAAACTAGTATTTATACATTGATTGCATTTTCTGCAGCATTGTAAATTTTGTGTCTCCCGAGGGATTCGAACCCCCACCTCTTCTTTGTCGTAGAATTGAATGGATTGCTGAACGTATCCTAAACAGGATCACTTTCGTTAACGTGCTGCCATTACACTAAGGAGACATGATCTTACTAAATTTGGCGTCCCTCCAGAATACCGCCTTCCGACCTCTAGTTTTGGAGACTAGCGTGCAAATCTATTAACACTTGAGAGACAATAATCTGGTCTGGATGGCTGGTCCCGCCCCAGCGTCCTCCGACTTCCAAGGTCGGCCGTCTACTAACTGACAATACACCCAGATATAACTTTGGCGGTCCCAGGGGGTAACGATCCCCCTCTTTATGCGTGACAGGCATATGTGCGTCCATGAACACTTTGAGACCAAAAATTCTGACAGGTGTTTAACGAGACTCTACCTGCCAAGCTCGACGGTACGATTATACACTTACCCGCGGGTCACGAGTGTAACTATCTTACGTTTGGTGGAGGCCCAGGGTATCGAACCCTTGTAGACATGATCCTTGCAAGGGATCACCGCAGCCCTCTGCTGCCCCCGTTAAATTGTTTGGTGTGACCTGTTGGAATCGAACCAACTTCAACGGCTCTTCAGACCGCCGCTATAACCATATCAGCTAAGGACACATAATATTTGGTGAAGCGTGATAGAATCGAACTACTTGGCCACCACCCCGCTTAACAATGCCTACCGGGTTACAGCCGGCAACGGGGAACACGCTCCATTGATTGGTACACCGTATGGGTTTTGATCCCATCTCACTAGTTTGAAGGACTAGCGGCCACTCCAGCTGCCTCACGGTGCATATAAATTTTGGCAGGGGCAATTGGATTCGAACCAATGATACTAATTTCAAAGACTAGTGCTTTAGGCCAGACTAAGCTATACCCCAACAAAAACGCTATTCTATAATGCACTGAATGCTTTTTCTTAGAGTCATGGTCTAAGAGCCTCGTTCGTTCAGAACACTATAGAATAGCGTAATTTCTTACGCTATGTCAGGGTCTAAGCCCTGACCAGTGATTTTACAGTCTGCGTTATCGCCACAGAGTTCATCCTACTGTCCGCCCGTTCACAGCATGTTTATAGTGCGCTGCCAGGACCTCGTTTCCTGTATACTTCACACTTTGCTACTCAACAGACTTATTAGGTCGCTTCGACGTAGCCACTGATAAGAGCTTTGCTCTCTCCACCTTTTCGCAAATCAATTTCTTAACTTGCTGGGGTGTCAAAACTTGCATCTTGCTCCAATCAGTGAATTTCGATACTTTGTATTCTATATTCTTCCTCATTTTTTGTCAAACATTATTTTGATATTTTATTTTGTTCAAAAAGAAAAACCCCTGAGACTTCTTAGTTTCCCAGGGGTTCGATAAATGCGTCTTGATTGACTTTATCTAGTCCCCGGGCTGCCTCTTTGATCATTGGTACCGCGGATACTTGTGGGATACACTGGTGCAAATGACTCTATGGCTAGAATAGACCATAATCCCATATGTTTTTGTGCGTCACAAGTAAAGTTAATCATAATAATTTATTTAGTCCTGGTTTAAAAAAACTCTATTTTTAGTAGTATTTTTTCGCTTTATTCAAAAAGATGCGTAAGTATAACTGATTTTTTGTATTCTGTCAAACTTTTGGGCAAGTGACTTAAGACATGTAATTAGTCTTAGATCGCTCACCATACCGTAACTATAACTGAATCTTTGTATTTTGTCAAACTTTTGGGTAGCTAAGTTATCCTGCCCATAGTTCGATGTAGCTTAGTCATATCAGCACATGTGTACTTTTGATAGCTATCCTTCAAAATGTCTGGCATAGGAATTTCTGTAATTTCTGCGCCGAAGGTTTTAGCTACGTCCAAAAAACTCATGGGCTTACCTGTGCCAACATTCCAAATACCAGACTCTGGCACATTGAAGAAGTCTATATGTGTCTGGCATACAGTTTCTACGGGAACAAAATCTCTTAGGTACTGGTCACTCTTTTCAAAGACCTTAATCACACCATTCTGTTCTTTTTGTTTCCTAAACTGCTGAAATGGGCTAGCTTGATTACCCTTGTGTTCTTCCCCAGGACCATACACGTTAAAATAACGAAACCCTTGAATCTTTATATTATTGTCTTTCGCGTAACCGTATGCTTTGGTTGCATACCGCTCAAACATGTATTTTGACCAAGCATACGGTGTTTTCGGGTCCACAGGCGAATCTTCGTTGAAGTCACTTATTAATCCATAAACACTTGCACTACTTGAATATTGAAAATTTACACCGCGAGACAAGCACATGTCTAATAGATGGCAGCTAAAGTCATAATTTTGAGTCATTACTTTATTAACGTCACGTTCAATCGTGCTGCTAATGGCACCCATATGTATTACCCACTCAAAATCTGTTATATTGGGTAAGGGCTCCCCCCACTCAAGTCCGGTGACGGTATGAGGATCTAACATTTTAACCATATTAGATCCAATAAATCCTTTATAGCCGGTGACTAGTATTTTCATGTAATTTAAAATAAGTGTCTGCGTTAAACGCTTTGTCGTCTATCCATAGATCATACACTGGTTTATTAAAGCTGAGCGTAGTGTACTTCACGCCCCACTCATTCAATTGCATAGTAGTAAGCTCAGACCAGTCTTTCTTTGAGTTTCCCCCGCGGGCAGTCCAATAATGTATTTCATGTCCCAGATCGTACAAGTTATTCATTTGCGCAATTCTATAAATTATAGGAACAGAATTGACATAATCACCTTCTGTATTTGTGCAGATGGTGCCGTCTATATCAACTATCAACTTCAATGGCGTCATCTTGATTCTGCACAGACTGTAGTGAATTTTGACTGTCACCCGGTGACACACGATAATTATCTTCAACGCTATCAGGTGTACTTACTTCTATTATCATTCCCTCTTCGTGGCAAATTAGTTGATGAGGTAGCAATGGAGTGTTTCTCCAAACTGAACCGGGCAATAACTCATATTCGGCTTCTGCCGCAGTGGCAGTGTCAATTACTTTGATCGTGAACTTTCCACTCATCACGTACCAAGATTCATCTTTTACTGCATGAAAATGCATACTAAATTTTGCACCTGTTTTAAAGCTCAATACCTTACCACAGTACTTGTCATTAGTTGCGAAGATTAATTCATACCCCCACCCTTTTTCAACGTATCCTTCTTGTCTCATATAATTTCCTCAATTGATGGTGCATATACACCCATATGCTGCACCGTTATAGCTGCTGCCTTGTTTGCAAATTGGATTGCAGTGTTTAGGTCTCGTGTTTCTAAGTACATATAAGTTAATGCCGCTAAAAACGTATCTCCTGCTCCACATACGTCACTCACTTCAACATCTGGAGTTTCGTAGAATGTTTCGTTGTTGTGACACCTTAGCATTGCACCCTTTTTGCCTAGTGTCACTACTAATTTATCATTGATGCTATATCTATTTAAATATTCTGTTTCGTTGATTTTTACAATACATCCATGAAATATTGACAAGTCTTTGACCTTGGTATCAACCAAGATAGGCTTTTTGAAATTGCGAAGTAATGGTTTCAAGATTTCAGTTGAAAATGTGCCTTTATTATAATCGCTTATTACTACTGCATCGACATTTAGTAAGTAAGGTTCGATGTCTTGATACGTAACGGGATTGTCACAAATGGTGTCTTTATCTATTCTGACAATTTGGTGCTTACTTCTACTGTCAATCAATCTAGTTTTTATCGATGGTTGTGAACCAAACAACAATGTGTCAATTCCTAGAGTTTCTAGATTTTCTTTTACATTTGCTGCCATACCCGGCTTGGACTCTGCACGACTATACTTAAATATGGGGACGGGGGCTTCAGGGCTGATCCGATCAACCGTACCATATTGGTATTCATCTATGCAGACATCACCGATTAATAATACTTTGAATTTTTTTTGTTGTTGAATATCCATTTAATATATCAAAAAATACTATTTTAGGACAAACACTTTCTCCCACAATTGGGAGACCAATGTAGTCGCTGCCCTTAACCATTAAATCACATGACGCAATTAGAGTAATCAAGTCTTCGTCAGTATTAAAGATTTCTACTTTATCGACTGCCTTTAGATTTTCTAATAATGTCTTTCGTTCGTACTCACTGTTTACGGGCCTTTCATGCCCTTTTAATTTCTTTACTCTAGAGTCTGCATCAATTGCGACTAATAGATAGTCACCCAATGATTTTGCGTAGTTTAATAATGACAAATGGCCCAAATGAACTATATCAAATGTGCCATTTACTATAACTTTAGTCAATTTGTTCTATGTCTTGGTTGGGAGGTAATCCATTACTTTTTCGATCACGCATAAGGTCGGTATCTTGGTATAGACGATGTTCTTGAGGTGTTAATTCTTTGTGAATTTTTCTAGGATTACCGCACATGTGACAACCAGGATTACCGCAGTCTAGTGCATGATGTTTTGCTAGTCGATGAGGTTGTTTAACAATTAGATCGTTAAATCCAAAATTGTGTTGCTTGGCAATTTTCAATTGCCGTTTAATCGCAACTTCATCGTTGTACCGACGGGACGAATTTTTATCTTTTTCTAGTGCATCACTCATGTGAACTCACTTTTTAGTGTTATGGTTTGTGGCAACCGGCAATTTCAGTTTTTGATCTGGTTTCTTCGTACTTGACAGTACCGCATGAACTAATTTCTTTCCTGATCCAGGTTTGTTTAAGTTTATCATTGACGTTCTCCGTGCCAATGTATTTATTACGTAGCTTCCGTCTCTTTAACAATCCACCCCAGTTTCAGTAAATCATTTCTCACTTCATCAGTGACCGTGCCCTCACTTACGTGTCCCGATATATCCGACATGCCTGAACAGTACCAGTCTATATAGTCACCTTTTTCTAACATATCGGCGATGACGCCACCGGCGTGCCTCCAACTGCATCCCCACACGGTGTCTGCTAGTATGGGAAAAACTTCGTTCTTGGTGAAATCGTTGTTGCATAATGCTGCATAAAGATTTTGTGCATAAACATCACTATTCTTAACTTTATCGCAAATCCAGCCTGTAATTCTTAGATCATGCTCTAAATTGTGCTTAGCCCATTCTTCAGTTTGTTCAAGAAGTAGTTGGTCTTTAATGAATTCTTCATGCAATTGATGATATGATTTTCCATTATCAATGATGGTGTCTCCCTTTTCTACTAATTTATTAATGTGGTTCTTCACAAATTGCCCGCGATCGGGACTAGTAGTTAGTTTGGCCATATATAGCGAGGTATTTTATTTAAAGTAAATCAACACTAATGCAATTGCTTGCAACATAAAACCCAGACTAATAGTGATGATATTTAAAACATCTTTGACAATCACCGCTTTAAAGAATAGTAGACCCAATGCAGTCCATAACATCAGAATAAGATCGATCGGTGGAGTATCGGATGTGATGCCAGTCATCAACGAGATAAGTGTAGGGATAGTTGCCGCATGCATTGCGACTACAGACAACCAACCCAACGTATCTGCTGAGATTTTCGAAAGGCGATTAACAATAAAATCGCGAGTAGTATTATAAACAGTTAATAGAGCATTCATGCTTTGCGAGTCCTATAAAAAATATGATTTCCGATTGTAGTGATTTTCTCGTATGGCCAATTTGGTTGCACGTAGACAGCGTGATAATAAATTGCATCCTCTAAACTGTCAAGCCTGAATCCTTCCAATAGCACTTTCTTAGCGACATTGTAGCTCTCTTTGTATGAAGCATTCGTTGGGATACTCTTTTCTACTCCGATGCAATACCAACTAAATTGGCATACGACTCTTTCCATAAACACATTCTTTTGATAAACTACTTTACATACGTCGCTTGGAAACTGCGGATGATCCACTCGATTTAGCGTTACTTGCGCTACCGCAACCTTACCCTCGAACGATTCATTTCCTGCTTCTTTGTAAATGTTCATGGCTAAACAGTCTAGTGTTCGATCTACATTAGTAGAAGTAACATATGATTTTGGGTAATTGGTGTTAATTTCATTTGTATCACTAAGTTTTATATTTGAAATCACGTTCACCAGCATGGCAATACCCAAAATACCTAAAATACCTAGAATGAGTTTAATTGCTTTCTCCATTTTGTCTTCCTTTCAATTAATAGGTAAAATAACGTGTTGTGTACTATAACACAACACGTTATTTTTGAGAACCGTTAAGGTAAATTAGTCTACCCAACAGTCACAGTTGCACTTAGATACGTCCTCTATTGCTTCGGGTACATCGAACACTGAAGAAATTACAGTGTTCGGAGTGGGCTCTAATCTATACGGTGATCCTGATAGACTACCGGGTAGAGCCGAACCATATTCCGCCGGTTCTTCATTTCCTGTGGGCAACCTATCCCCTGCTGTCACAATTGATGTATCTGGATTGGTAGCCTGTAATATCCTGTCGATAGGGGAGTATTCTCCTGATTTTGTCGCAGCCGATGTATTTATGTATTGTGCATTATTTTGATTAAAGTAACTCTTTGGGATGGGAGTTAATGTATTCGTGTATTGTGCGTTATTTTGAGAGTCGGTAGTTAGAACAGGAGTCAAGGTGTCATTTGCTAGTATACTAGGCGTTGTGTACGTGCCTACTCCTGGCACAGTAATGCCGGTAACAGCATTGGGTGCTGTACCATTAGTTACTAACATCTGCTGCACTTTTCTCGGTAAGTCGCCAGCAATATTATTATCAAGATCGACACCTACGTATGATAATCGTTTGCTATTTCTTTCTTGTCGCATCATACCAACCAAACTTTGCCCGCCGGGGGTAGTCAAATCGGATATTGCTTCTAATGTTTGTACCGACATATGAGGTAGTACTTCTTCTGCTAATGTGGGCACAGCATCTACAAAAGAAAATGTAATTAATGGGTAAGGATTAAGTCTATTATCTCTGACTACAGTTGGTACAGGAGCTAACCCTATATACCTGGCCCGCTGTTCTATAGTTAGTTGTACTCCCGCACTATTGTATATAATATTGGTCATATTTGAAATTCGAGCATTCGCGTTTTGAATAGATTGAATTTCTGTGTTAGCTTGGTCTATGTACGCTTGTACCGTTGCAGGCATTAATGATGGATTAGACCAGCCTGCGGTACCCGTAGTACTATTTGTTCCACTAGTAGATTTACTACCATTAGCTAATATTGGCAAGGTACTGCTAGGAGGTGCTTGGAAACTAACCGTCAAGTTTGGATTAGGTGGAGTAGCTGAAGCGCCTGACCCATACAAAGTAGAACTTCCGGGGTTAGTTAACACCAGAGTTAATACTTTACCATAAGTATTCACTGGCGAATTAACGGTTTGTACAGTAATTCCACCCAGTGTAGCACCTGATGTTCCTGAAATAGTTGCGGTTGGTGCGGGCGCGCCACCTCTACTGTACCCGCCACCGTTGTTTGTTAATGTCACTCCAGTTATTTGATAAAAATAATCATAAGATCCGCCATTAGCAACTGCACTTAATGTAAACTGCACGGTAGCTTCTGCTTGTTTCCAGTCAACTGCTAAGTATAACTGATCATAGATGTTTATAAGTTTCGTAGTCTGAATGGCTCGTATGTTAGAATATAATTGGTCCCACATATAAGGTAACCCTGACATGCAACCAAAAAAGTCTGACATTGTATATGTCCCACTTACTCCGCTTCCTAATGCGATTAATGGGGTAGCTTGATTGACTAAATTAACATCAACCGGAACATTAGATCCATTTACCAGTCCAAGTCCTTTTGTGGTTTCTAGCCCCGGAATCACTTGCGCAAATTTTTCAAATTCTATGTTCTTTATATATTTAATTTGCTGCATCGACATTGAGAATGCACCTGCTGCGATGGCCAAATCGTCTGGTAATATACCATCTAGATAAGAGCCAAACCCTTCTTTTAGTGGTTGTATCGAAAAATTCGACCCAGCAGTAGGACTATCTACAATCGGTGGCGTACCTTTAGGTATATATGTACCTATCTGTTTCTCAATGGCAGGATTGCTTAACTTAGAATTTACGCTGTTACCGATATAGATAGGATAGTAAGTTTTGCTATTAGACGGACTGTCTAACGTATTGTAGACTCCCACAGTTAAACTTTGGTACGAAGATGGGAATATTTTTCGTACATTCAACAAATCAGCTAATGACTCTAATCCGTCGGTCTTGCAATTAAGCGCAAACAATACGTCTTCTAAATCTTGACCTACAATAATTAGGAATGCTCCATATATTTGCTGCTCTTGTTTTTTAGTAACTGGCCCACCATTTAAAATTACATCAAGTTCACTAATCGTGAGTCCAGATGACAATAGTGCAACACTAACAGATTGTGTGATAGTATTATACTTTTTCAGCGTGCGCAATAAGACCGACGGCATACCAAACACATCAATATGTGCTAAATTAATTATTTTACCAGCTTTAATGCAATCAGACCCAAATGACGGCAATGACAAACTTACTCCAGTCACATCAGCGCTAATTAAATCATTCATGTTGCTATAAACCCCATCTAAAAAGGATTTACTTTGCACCATTGCGTTGATTGCACTATTATTGTAATTTACAAAACTGTTAGCAGTCAAGAAAGAGGATAGAAAATCGGTATATTGCACTGAATTGGTAGGCACTCCGTTCCAGTTAAACTCGTTCCAGGCTTGTAACGCATATAGTCTAAGGAATCCCCACTTAGTGATAGATGAGTTAGGGTTTGATGAATCATATGGCAACCAACTAGCCTCTTGTCCCTGTCCTGTATTACCAGTTAAATAATATCCAGTGGTAGCTGGAGTACCGCCACTAGTCCATTGACCCGAAGTATCAATTTGCGCGTACTGTGCAGGTTTTGAGTTACCCAACAAAGGTATAGAGGTATTTCCTATGGATATCAAATTGTTATACAACGACGTACTCATGAAATTTCTAGCATACGCGGTATTAATAGCGTATGTTATCCATTTCAAACATGTATTTGATACTAGCAATCCAAAAGTATAATCATCGTTCGTTTTACTTTCACCTACATATCTTGGCACCCGGGGGTTTATTCGCAATCCAATGTTTTGTAAAAGTGAGGAGTTAACATTAACTCCTAAAGGATTTTGTTTACCAGTTTGACTCATGGGCAATATACGTCCGGGCTACCTTCAACTATCTTATGCCCACAGGTGTTTCCTGATCCAACTCTTAATACAGGATCGCCTTCACAGAAGACTGTAGGACTACCGTCAGTGGTCTTTGCAGCTTTGTGTGGAGGATGTTTTTTACCATACGGGGAATGAGGAGTAATGGTACTTACATGCAATCCCACGGGGTTTCCGTTAGCAAACACAGAGTTAGCGCCTCTGATTATTTTGCCGCCGGTTGTGTTTGCGTCTCCCTGTCTACTGAGTTGTGGCATAATACTAACCTAATATAATTTTTTTACTGGGAACTTTAATACCAGTAGTTGCTTCTAAATACCGGTCTTTAATTGCGTCTTCAGTCGGCCCAGATAGACTGACACTATTTGTATTTAGTCTTATTTCTTTCTTTGTATCAACGGTGAACATGCTCGGAACCAATCCCATGCCTTGAGGTGTGGGAGCGATAGAAACAGGCTCATCAATGATGATAAATCCATCATCGATTGACTTGACCTTCGCAATCAGTTCTTCTCCACTGCCCAATTTAAAAGTGTATACTTCATCGATTTCTACTGATAGTTTCATATATTTCTTATCCTAATAATTTATTTTTTAGTTCTGCAAAACCACCGACATACTCGTCATTTATGAAAATCTGAGGTACTGCCCTTGCCGTAGGAACTGCTTCTAGTAAGTCTTCTTTTGTCCATCCATCGCCGATCTTACGTTCTTCATATGGAATATCTCGTGATTTCAATAGAATCTTTGCTTGATCACAAAATTGACAATTGTACTTAGACCATAATACTGCTTTCATTTTATTCTCCTGTTTATAAGTTTGGTAATTCATCGTAATCGAGGCGCTCAGATAAGATTCCAATAACATAATTCGTACTTTCAGTTTCTTGAAGTGCTGATTGTTTTTTGTCGGTAGAAGAATGCTTATTGAACCAAGGTATAGGGGTTGTCTTTGGATAAGGAGCTTGATATTTAATTCCAATTTCTTTTAATGCATTGAATGCAGTATAGTCCATAAAATCTTTAAGAATTTGAGCATTCAACCCGATCACGGGTCCATGCTTGAATAGATAGTCCGCCCAGTCTTTTTCTTCCTGAATAACATCCGTGTAGATTTTATAGACTTCTGCCTGGCATTCATTCTTGACTTCTTGAAACCTAACATCGTCTTTAACGCATTGATTTATTAAGTACCCAGTCCAATCTCTATGTAAGATTTCATCTTGCAAAATAAGACTAATGATATTACCATTTCCAATAAAAATCTTGTTCTCAACCATAGCAAGACTGGTAGCAAATGATACCATGAAGCGTAGTGCTTCTAGTGCGTAGCTAGTATGCAATGCCAACCAAATTGCTTTGATGTGTTCTTTTTCAGTTACTTTGCCATCTAGTTCTTTTCTGCAGTTAATCGTAAACAAATCGTCATAGTATTTTCCGATTTGGTTAGCCATGGCTAAAATAGGCTCAATTTCATGAATCTTATTAAATTCATCTTTGGGCACATTATAAATGTTACGAATAATATGACTATAACTTTTGCTATGTATATTTGTTTCGAAAAATCCCCACAGCAAGCACAGTGATTCTAGTTCGGGAATAGAGACTACTGGCAGAAATATTTGTGTGGGTGATCGACCTTGCAAACTGTCTAGTGCAGTTTGCCTTAATAGATTGCTAGTGAATATGTGTTTGACTGTATCGCTAGCATCCTTAAAGTCACCTGCATCTTTGGCTAAGCTGATTTCTTCTGGCACCCAGAAGAACCCTCTAGCTGTTTCTTCAAACTTTGCAATCTTTGGATAACGAAATTCTTCAAATCGTTGAACTGTCACTGGGCCAGCTGGATCTAGAAACATCTTACGATTTAGATAATCTGTTCGTGTTTTTAAGTCATATTGTTGTTTATTCATTTAGTCTCTCAATAATTTAATAATTTTTTCTGCTAGCGTTGTGAACCACTGAGCGTCATGCCCCCTAGTTGTTTCGGCTGCCACTCCTATTCGCACTCCGCTAGTTTCTACGAATCCTCTGGTATCACCAGGAACTCCATTCTTGTTTACAGTAATGCCATTCTGTTCTAGTAAGTCAGCGAATTCACGACCGCTATATTTTTCTTTATTTAGATTGATAGTCATCATATGGCATTTTGTTCCACCACTGACTATATCGACACCCGCCGATACGAACGTCTGTGCCATTGTAGCGGCATTGAGTCTGACCTGTCTGGCATATATTTTAAATTCTGGTTGCAATGCTTCGTAAAAACATTGGGCTTTAGCTGCAATGATATGCATCAATGGGCCACCTTGTGTTCCAGGAAACACAGCACCGTTGATTTTTTTACTATGTGAAGCGTCATTCCATAGTATGATGCCACCGCGAGGCCCACGCAAAGTTTTATGTGTAGTTGAGGTGACAACGTCCGCGTATGGGAATGGATGTGGATATTCTCCAGCTACAACTAACCCGCTATAATGGCTTATGTCTGCCAATAGAATAGCATCTACCTTTCTAGCAATGTTTTTAAATCGTTCCCAATCTATCTGCTGGCTATATGCACTTGCCCCTGCAATAATCATCCTAGGACAGTGCCCTATCGCCAATCGTTCAACTTCGTCATAATCAATAAATCCACTGGCATTGACTCCGTAGCTTACTGGTGAGAACCAAGATCCACTGACATTGACTTTGGCTCCGTGACTTAAATGTCCACCACTAGCTAGATCCATACCCAATACGCAGTCGCCTGGTTTAAGAAATGCTTTGAATACTGCTAGATTGGCATTGGCACCGCTATGAGGTTGCACATTGGCATATCCGCAAGAGAACAACTGTGTTGCGTATTCAATGGCAATATTTTCAATTTCATCGACATGTTCGCAACCATTATAATATCGTTTTCCTGGCAGACCTTCTGCATATTTGTTAGTAAATACACTGCCGGACAATGCCATGACATCAGGGCTAGTGAAATTTTCACTGGCGATTAACTCAATGGTGGTATTTTGTCTGGTCTTTTCATTGGATAGAATTTTTAATATTTTGGGATCTATGTTCATTAATATTTTCCTGATGCAAGTACAATTTTACAAACGTGTTCAAGACGTTCGAGGTGTTCATATGCTCGCCATGGGCTAGAATCAATAGCGACGACCCCATGACCTTTAATGCCCACAATATCGTAAGAGATATTGCCTTGTTGATCTAACTGTAATTTTTCAAAACACTGATCTGCTAATTCATGACTAATTGGCGGGACTTCACCCACATTAGGTGCTACCCGAGTATATCTGTTAAGTTCGGGAAAACTGTCACAGATGGTGTTGAGGTCGATGCCTGCATGCATGGCAGCGATACAGTACGTGGGATGCAAATGAACGACTACTCTAGTGCCGCTACTGTGCTGGCCCATATTACGTTGTAATCCAAAATGCAATGGAATTTCTCCACTGGGTTTTAGATTGGCACTAATATCAGTGTATCGTTCTTCTTGCCACAGTAGTCCATGTATACTGATCTTTTTAAATTGATCTGGCTGTAGTGTCTGCTTACGAACGCCGCTAGGAGTGATAAAGAAATAGTTTCTGTCATGTTCTCTGATGCTGACGTTACCATCTCTACTTGTAATCCAATTACGCTTATAAGCGTCTACTAAGATATCGCAAATTGTTTCTAACATTATGGGTTATTTCATTCTTGGTTTAGTATACGCATATTTCTAACGTATTTCACTACAATCACATATAGATCACTATTATAAGTAATTTATACTATTTAATGGGCTATAACTTACAGCTTTCGCAGGAATCTTCATCATCAAAGTCAATGACTGCTAATTCTTCTGCAGGTGTCTCTTCGGCTAATTGTTTACTGCCCTGTTTTGAAATCAAACTGTAGTAAAAAGTTTTTAGACCATAATAATGCCCTAGCATTAAGTTCTTAGCCAGTAATGTAGTTGGAATTTTTCTATCAGGAAAGTGTGCAGGATTGTAAAACGTGTTCGTGCTAATAGATTGATCTATGTAGGCTTGCAACACTGCTGCTGTTTTTAGATATCCAATGCAGTCTTTTTGATCCCACAACAATTGATAGTTTTTACGAACCTTTGCATTTTGATAATCTGGTACCACTTGTACAAAAGACCCTGCTTTACTTTCTTTGACGCTAATTAAACTCATTGGTAGTTCAATGCCATTAGTACTACTAATGACCACCGAGCTAGATTCGACAGGTGCAATAGCACCGTTAGTAGCATTTCGAACACCATACTTGATCATGTCGGCACGCAATGGTTCCCAGTCAAGTTCGGGGGTAAAGTCTGCTAATTCATTAACACCTTCGGCTCTAAGTTCCCATGGAAATTGTCCTTTACCATAGCGTGTTTTGTCGCTGTCAAGGCACTTTCCGCGTTCTTTTGCTAGCTCTACACTTGATTCAGTTAGATAAAACATTTGATGCTCCATCCAACTCTTGACTTCTTGCAATGAATCTGTCTCTCCGTACTTTAGTCCACGCTTGGCGTGCCAGTATGCTAGATTAGTAACACCGATTCCAATTGGTCTAATCTCATCATTCGATAACTTAGATTGTATGCTCAAGAAATCTTGGTAATCAAGAATGTTGTTGAGGCTACGATGTAAGATACGACAGGCTCTGCGCATATCCTCTGGGTGCCTAAAACTACCCCAATTTACTGACCCCAAGGTGCAAAGAGATATGCGGCCATCGGGATCGTCCAACCTCTTAAATGGCTTAGTAGGAAGTAGTATTTCACAGTTATGTACGAGTATATTGTCAGCAAAAAAACACTCTGTCTCCGGGACAGATACATCATATACATCGGTTGGTTCTACATTTATTTTTCTAATTTTAATCATATTTTAATTTTTCCTTGCACAAATTCTAGATTCGCTTGGCAATCATAGTTCAATACATAACTCGTCAGTTTCTACTAATTCATCCGCCCTTACATAGCCTCTGTTCTTAGTGAAAATGCGGTGGTCTCCCGTACACTTTAGAATATTACCGGTTTCATCTTCAATCTCGTATAGTTCAGAAACAGTTTTAGTTTTAATCGCAGCAGAAATATTTTCCCAAGAAACTTCACCATTCTTAAAACTTTTAATCTTTGAATTAGTTAGATTACCCAATTCGAATCGGTCAACCGCGCTGGACATAGACATTTGTTCAGTGTGGCCATTCTCATGCTGAAAAACAACTTGTGTATCACCAGTCACGCAACAAAGATTACTCTGGTAAATCGTGTGGTACTCAGGGTCGAATGGACCCTGATTCATTACGTTGTCAATGAACACTAAGTATATACGCCCTGTATCAGTGCGTTCCTTTAAAAGGCCGCCTTTAAATACTTCTTCAGCAGTCATTGTCTTCTTTCGCAGACCTGCTTGTTTTTCATATTTTACATATAGTTCTTCAAACAGCTTGGTGTTTGAATAGAACGCTTCGTACAAGTCAGGCACTTCGTTTGGATCAAAGAATGTTATGTCTTCCTTGTTTTTAAATCGTCTCCAAAAGAATGCACTAAGCACGACACCATAATCCATATGACGGACTCTAGTTTCTTCTGTGCCTTGATTATTCTTCAACACGATTAAATCATCGAATTGGTAATGCCAAATAGGATAAAATATAGTAGCACTGGCGTTTCTGATCCCACCTTGACTGTTATGAGTTAGAACCATAGGACCTTCTTCGCTAGCAGATGCAAAGAAAGTGTGGGTGTCCTCCACAGTAATATCAATATAACTCGGGTCTTTATATTGGCCCATAGATACTTGATCTACATTAGTAATTCCAGCGTCAGTGACTACCGGATCAGTGTTTGTTAACTCTAATGGCAACTTTTGAAAAATGTCATTGCCAACTTTAATCATTAAAGGATGATTTATCGAACAGTCTAATTCAATACCATTAGTAAACTTTATGTGTACTTGGTCTTGAGTAGGAACTTGTGTTTCCCACAAATCTGTTACTGTTTTGTATATAATGTTGCCAGAACTATCAATGGTTTTAATGCGTTGACCAACTTTAAGGTCTTTAATTTGTATTTTTTTAGTTTTCATAATTTGATTTTTTCCACGTATAAACATTACTTCCGCAGTCCCAGAACTTATAGTATCCGTTGTCTGACATATTTTCCCATTCTGTTTTTGCAGGGTCATATATTGTTAATTTATTTTTAAGTTTATGTTTTTGAAACAAAGACCTGTGCAATAACCCCTTTTCAGTCACGTACCAATAATTAGGTTTGGTTGTATCAGAAAAATTCATACCTATTTTTTCATACATCGATCCTGTATTCCAGCGTAGGTCAGCATAACTTATTATGCTATTTGGGGCAACACATTTTATGAAATGTTTGAATAATCTACTTGCCCCACCTATTACTGTTTTCGCAGAAGAATACCTAACCAATTCCCATTCATAGTTCTTATTATACCTAGGTTTAGAAAATGACATGATAGCTTGTATCTGATTGTCAATTGTTAGTGCATACCTAAACTTAGCTGGACAATATCCCTGAATATGATGTTGATTTATGAAATCTTTGTAATCACTGTCATTAACTTCCTGGATTTCACATTTTCTTGCATATACTTTTTTGTCACTAATGCCTAGTTTATTGTACAGTCTTTCTACAACAATGTCAAACTTGTTCAATATTTCATAATCCGTTATATGCAAAAGCTGCACGGATTTTTGCCTGGCTAACACTGTTTTTCGTTGGTGGTAGTAAGGATCTTTAATAAAGCGATCTGAGTGCCAGTATATACCATCAATTTCTATCCCTATGTTTAACATAGGTATAAAAATATCTATTTCTTTGCCATCTAAAATATTTCGTTCGTTGGTTTGGTATTGAATATTTAAACTGTCTAACAAATTATGTATCTTGTGTTCTACTTTAGACACAGTAAACTTATCGCGTTTTATTCCATGTTTTTCGAAATAATTAAGAATCGTACTCCAAGCTACTCCTAGTGATTCTGCTAAAACAGTGCTAGAAATATTTTTGTTTGCTACTAGCCATTCTCTATCATTCAGTAAGTCAAACACTTCGCAATCTCTACGATTAGCTAGTGCCTTTCGTCTATTTTTTTCTAACAAAAAAACAGTTTTTACCCCGTATGTATCCATGTTAGTTTTAGCAACTTTTTCACGCACCGAAGTTGATTGCATAGGGTTAGTGTGTCCGTATTTTTTCAAATTTGTTTGATTACGCTTTTCTATAACTGGTGGTGTGTGACTAAAATTAGTAACCCCGTGAACTTGTTCCCATTTTAGTTTAAGGTCAGTTAAGTATCGCTTAGATTGTCTTGCATATTCAACTCCGTAATTTTTCAATGACGTTTGTTTTTTCCTTTCGTTAATAACATCAGAGTTGAATCCAGTGTAGTTACATAGCAGTGTTTTTTGTTTTTTTTCTTGGATTTCTAAATTTTTTCCTACACATTGGTTAGAGCAAAACATAGAAAATCCCTTAGAAAAAGAAATCAACTTAGTTGGATTTCCACAAGTCTTACATTCAGGTAATGTAAGCAATTCATGCATCGCCAAAAATGCTTGTTCTTTGGTTATATTATATCTTGATAACGCCCGTGGATTCAAATTACCGCTAGCAGATAGCAAGTTATCTATAACAAATTGTTTGTTAATGGGAATCATCACTGGTTTCGTCTAATACTTCTACCCAAGTATCTGGAGTTACACAGCATGACCGTAGATCACCAAACCACTTCTTAAGGAAAGGAATCATACCAGTGTGCATGATTTCTCCACCGCGTATTGGACTGCCTAGTGGGCGCAGACGGCCAATCTCTAAGCCAATGCCAGCACGTTTGCTAGCATACTTTGCCATCATTTCACCCGATGCGAAAATACTATCAAGATCATCGTCGCTACGGATAAGCACACAGCTAGAAAATTGTTTGGTAGGAGTGCCGAGCCCAGCAAGCACAGGAGTAGCGAGAGTGAATAGACCGTCCGAAGCAGCATTGTAGTATTCCTTAATGTAACGCATACGAGCCGTATTGGGCTCTTCTTTGTGAAAGATAGTCGCTGACGCAACCATATAACGAATCTGAGGCGTTTCATAGATTTCTTTTGTGCTGCGGTTACGAACTAGATACTTTTCAATAAGTTGCTCAATAGCGGCATAGCTGTATTGCTCATCCTTAGAATGGTCGATGATGTCATCCATCTTGTTCCATTCTTCTTCGGTGTACCAGTCCAATAATTCGCTAGTATATAAACCAACTGCTACATTCTTTTTTACTATATCATATAACTTATGTGGTTGGTATTGCCCGTAAATATCTTTTCTCAGCATTGAAAGCCGCTGTTTTCCAGCCACGAACTGATAGTTGGTATGACCCAACGAAGGATTGTTGTCAACATCAATAAGATCGACTATTGCTCTCAGCGTTATGCCGTCAATTTCTCTAGTGGTGATACCATCATAAAAGTGAGGTTGTGCTTTTATTTCTATCATGCTCTGGCTAACATCTGCTATACCAGAACACACTTTTGCTATTTGCGCTTGCCATTTTTCGATGGTCAGAGGCTCTTTAACACCTGACCGTTTTATAACGTGTATTTTCATTGTTACCTTATTTTTGTTATTAGTGCAGAAATATCAATTCTCTTGACTACTTTAGAATCTCGCAGATTGTTATTTACTACGGTATTGGGCCAATAATTAAGCACATATTTTGCATCGTCTACTAATACTAATACCACACTTTCGCTATTATCGTCTATTGCGTCAACTAATTCAATACCCTTCACGCCCAATAGCAACAGAGTATAAATCATTCCCAATGCTCTAGCATAGACACAAAAATTGTTGTCGAAAACTAATTCCCAAGGTGTAGGCCATTCATCGATGAAATCAGTGTGCAAGTAATGATTTACTAATGGTACCCGTTGCCAATATTTATCAACTTCAATGCATACAGTATCTATGTGTGCAGAGTCTAGTGAAGACCTTAGTTGGTACCAGCTTTTTAATCTTTCGTCGTAGGTTTGTTGAAATATGTTAATCATTACTTTAGTTTTATGTTGAACTTTTCCAACTCTTGCAATATTACGGTAGGCTTCACGAAACTGTCTTCATTGTATTCGCATTGCTCCCATAGCCAAAATTGTCGGTCTCTCAGATACTTTCGATCTTTCAATAGATTAACATTTTCAGGATGCCCAAAGATATTAGGGTCAGATTGACCAAATATAACAATACCCGGCTTCTTCAAATCCCAACAAAAATGTTGAAAAAAGCTGTCAACTGAAATCCAAGTTTTAGCTTTACCGACTAGAAAAGCAAGATTATACAGTGATTGATTTTTTCTAAAGTCATCGACCAATTGGTCTTCACCGTCTACTCCAACTTGAATTACTTCTTCATCAATGTGTGATAGTAATTCAGTCCAGTATGGATAATTTTTTGGATGAGGCTTACCATTGCGCATTCTTTTGGCATAAGGTGAAATGATTATCATTTTATGTATAGCTTTCTGAAGGCGTCTTCTAAACTACCTTTCCAATTCCATTCATCCATTTTGCGGTAAATATTATAGTTATCAATAGATCCAAATAAACTTAATGCCTCAGCGATAGATTTACCAGGCACTATATCAGGATAACAAGTAAAGACTTCTGGATTCTTAATATCCTTTAATGCATGCTTGAAAACTATATGATCTCCCATACCACAGTCTAACACAACGATGGTCTTGTCCAAGTAACTCAATTTGTTCTTGAATAACCTATCGTCATGCTCAAACATTTCTCGTTGTCCGTCACGAATTCCACCTTCTTTATTCTTTAAATGCCATGTAACAGCATCTGGAACAATAAAATTCTTGTAGCCTTTTTGTTTTAGTTCATACGTGAACAAGGTTTCTTCTCTGTGTGCGATCCTGGATAAAGCCAAGCAGTAATCTACAATATTTGCCCTATACAAGAACGAACAATGCAAGTGATCAACTTCTTGAACTTCTTGTATCCTGCCCCACTGTGGACTGGGCTCTAAGTTTACATTTTCTATCTTGCCGGTAGCATTTATACTATGTGGAACTGGAGGAGTTAAAATAGAACCACCAACAGCACCTAATGTGTCATCGGCATATGAGTATAGTCTTTCCAATACATTAGGTTCTGCAATGGTGTCATCATCTAATCTCCACACCCATTTATAACCCATTGAGTTGGCTTTTTGATGATTATAATGCTGGCCCTTCTTTTCAGCGAACAACCATTCCCATTGAATATTCATATTATCCAGTATCTGAAGTAGATACAGATAGTGTTGTGTTTGCCTTACATCTCTGGGTTTTTCGTTGTCATCAAATATAACTAACTTATTAGGCTTCAACGTTTGCATCGCAACTGATTGAATGGCTAATGGCAGTGTCGTATCATATCTGCCTCTAGTTGAAATAGAGCATAATATATTTTTATCTGTCATTTTATAATCTATCCCAAATCTCTATTCTGAATGGCAATGTATGCATGTTATATACGTTGCCGTTATTATCAATGTTCCAGCCATATATTTGCTTAGAATCAGCTTGCTTAAACCCGAATGATGTTAATTGATTCGTGATAATGTCGAACCCTTTATACTCTGGGTGTAAGTCTGCATGTATTTCTATGATAACTTGGTTTATTCGTTGCATGTCTTCGTGTGAAGCACTCAGTAATATGTCATATTCAGCACCTTCACAGTCTAGCTTTAACAGTATATCATCTCCGTCTAAAGACTCTAGTAACGTATGCAAGGTGACTGTTTCTACTATTTCATAGTTAGAATCTACGTTATACATGCTATTATGTCCGCTATTCTCGTTGATACTTATTTTGTGCTTGTCTCCGTTTTGAGCAGAGACCAAATACTTCATAGGAACGATAGTGGACAATTTTGATTTGTTTATATTATCAAATAAATTTTTGTATGTCTCTAGAACCGGTTCAATTGCTATAACTTTTTTTGCCCCTAAGTATGCGGCCAAGATAGAAAATGCGCCTACGTTTGCGCCAATGTCTATAACATTTCTATTTGACATAGCCTTTTCAGTCAATTGATAACAATTATCTTGAATTACTTCTCTGTATATTTCATCGTGGGTATCTTTGATCCAAGCCAAGTCTCTCTTAAACCTGGTATCTAGGGAACTGTTTACATGTTTATTGTACCAATCTATATTGTACTTCTTAGCTAGGGTTAGTGAATTTTCTGAGAATATGTCATTCCAGTTTGAGACCAGTGTGGTATCATGAACAGTTCCTTCACCTTTATGATAAAGTGGAAAGTTACCAGTATATGTTGAGTTGTCGTTTGACCAAATTTTCTCTACCGCTTCATATATTCTAAACCCAGCGTTTACTGTTTGAATAGAGAAATCAATATCTTCGCTACCGCCTATACCATAATCTAAGCTAATTAATCCAATTTTATCGAATACTTTTTTATGTATCATTACACAGAAAAATACAGCAAACTCAGCATTTGCGGCCTCTGAGAATGATTTCATGACGCAAGAAATTCCTGCGTCGTGATTTTTATCGAACTGTGCTTTTAATAATTCAAGCCAAAGATTCTTTGGTTGCTGTAGTAGTACAGTATCATTGTTCAACAAAACAATGTAATCAGTTGTAGCGACTGTTATACCTGCGTTCGTTGCTTTGGCGTATCCTAAAGCCTCGTTACTCCATATTACCTTAAGATTATCTTGTAATCCTAAATAATTATACTTTTCTTTTAGTGACCCTAGATATGCTAAAGTGTCGTCTTTGCATCCATTGGCAGATACAATAAGCTCTATGTCCCATATATTGCTATATTTTATAATGGATTCAATACAGGGCTTTAATAAATCATTGCAATGGTTGTAGGTTGGAATTACTATGGAATATTTCATCTCATATTTAACATACGAGTCTAGTGTCAATCTATTTTAATATTGTCCCAGATTGGTTTCCAGTCTATATGAGGATCTTTGTTGTTCTCCGTTTGCATATGGAAAGCAAGACTACTGATCGGAACTAATCCTAATATACCACGTTGAGTCAACATGTAGTTCAATGATCTATTCTCTAAGATATCCAATCCCTTTTTTTCGTTTTCTTTGTATTGATCGATCAATTCAAAGAACGTTTCATAAAGGTCCCAGTGTTTAACAAATTGCTTGTATGAGGTAATAAATGAACAACTCATGTCATAGTATTGTATCCAATACCGATGTCGTCCTACCATTATTGCGCGAGGTGTCGATCTATTTCTGTACTGCGTTAACCAAGTATATACATCGTTGAACGGACTAATGATAGATTGATGATCTGTTTCTGCTAATACTTGATTGAACATGTTTATAGATTCGTATACCGCGGATTCGGTGAAGAGGTAATCATCTTGCACTTGATATACCAATCCTTCACCGTTTCTTTTTAGCCACAAATAACATTCTTCTATGCTTTTTCTAATACCAGTTTTAGTCTTTAATTCAATTATTTCGATTTTTATCTTACTAGAAGTAAATTCATCTTTGCATTTGTATAAAAATTCTTTCAGTTCTGCAGTCGAATGATCGTCAATTATTGCTATGTGATGCATAGAAGCTGGTTCGTGATCAGAGCAATATTTTACAGACAACAAAAATGATTTCACGCACTTCTTAGAAATTTCAGTTCTGTTGTCGCTACAAAATCTCGGCTGACCTTGATATGAACCAACATCGCATGTCTGCAATGCATAATGAATTTTCATGTCAGCCCCGTGGCTTTAATAGCCGTTCTTTGATCGCTTGCTTCGCTTCTTCCAGTGAATATCTGCACGGTTTATGAACTTGTAGTAGCATCGATGTAGATTCAGCTACGTTGCATTGGGTATGAAGTGCAAATTCAAGTTCTTCTGGTGTGATTTGTTTATTTTTCAGTTTCTCCAACCAGAATCCTATATAGTTATACTTGACTTCGCATACATCTAAATCAACGCCGGTCATTATAGACAACGGTGTCTCGCTTCTGCCTTCTTTAATGCCATCAATCGCTCTTTTTTGATCGAACAACCTAAAAGTCGCGGGTGTGATAGGTCTGCGGTGAGTGGGATCGTCCCATGCATGATCACACCTATGATGAGGAAATTGAACTTCCCATACCGCACCGTTTTCGGAAATTCTATACATTTCTTTGATTACGTCTAGCAATGTAATTTTTTCGTCACCCAAGTGTTCCAATATATCTTTAGCGACAACATGCTGAAACTCGTCATCTTCAAACGGCCACGGTAGTTTATTTAAATCAACTAGCATGTCTGGTTCGCATAATTCAAAATTATCTACGTTAATATATCCGTCTAGTTTCAAAAAGCCAGAACCTAAATTCAGCTTCTTGGGGACTTTATCGCAGTTTTCATGGTCAATGAATGGTAAATTAAATCGATCTTCAAAGTCTCTATACAATTCAGTAAAGGTGGAATTCCACTTTTCAGTGTCCTTCTGTCGATACAAGCGCACCGTCTTATAGTAAGGTGAGGTGTTCGAATGTGGTGCTTTGTGCGCCCAAGTATGATAAGGAAGTATAGGAGTTACAACCCAAGTTTCTTTACCCATAGCGCCCGCTATGTGTGCTACGCTAGTACAAGAAGTAATGACGATATCCATATTAGCGATTGCAGCAACCGTGTCTTCCCAAGATATCATCAAATATTGAAGATCAACTACGTTATCAGGTAGCTTGACTATATTCTGGTCTCGCTGCAAAGAGTATAATTGAACATTTTCGTACTTAGATAACTGTGTCAAAAACTTAGGAGGGAATCGACGGAATTGTTGATGTTCAAATTTTGGATTGCCGGCCCAACGTATGCCCACTTTAACTTTTTCAGAGTTGATTATGGTCTTCCATATATCAACTGACTCTTGCCTAGGCGTGATATATGCGTCGTTCGGGAAGTCATCAAACGTGTGTCCAGCTACCCATCCCGCAGAAAATCCAGGAACCCAATAATCGTGTGCAACTAAATGACTTTGATTGCGTAGCAGAATTCCATCAACCCCTGGAATTCTACTGAACACTGAGACTAATTCTGGTGCGCATGCCAAATACACTTTATCTGCCCCGAGCCTTTTATATGACTGAGCAAATCTAGCATGTATCACTTCATCTCCGTAACCACCTTCAAGTGAGATAATAATCGACTTACCTCGTATATCATGCTCATCTGGATTATAAATAGGCGCATTAGTTTTTAACGGGCCAGATCCGTATACGGAAATAAATCTACCTGCCTCTAGTAGTTTACTTCCTGTTTGATAGTCTCCGTCTTGAATTGCAAACCAGCCACGATTAAAGCTGTGCCTGACCCAAATATCAGGATTACCTAAATTACCTTTTGTGTCCGGTATACCTTCTGGTCCGAGTTTTTCTAATTTATCTGATATAACTCTAGCTTCATCAAACTTACCTTGGAGCATTAACTTTAGTTCTTGATCAATATCGTGCATGGACATTCCTTGAAATTCTGATATGTGATTATTTATATACAATGTCCACACGCTCATCTTTATCATCGAGCGTAAAGCCACTGGATCTAATGTCCAATAGATATAATGTATGCACTTTTAGTATGCATCAGCTTGCGTAGTGCCGATCAGCGAATATTGAAATATATTTCTCAGTCAATTAAAGAACATCAATAAGGCTGATCTGACATTTTGTGCATTGGCAAAAATCCAACCAGTGTTACCGCCACTGTCAACTCCACCATTTCCAGTTCGTGCATACCAAGTGTTGGCTGGTGTGGCCGTGCTGTTGGCAATGTCCAGATAAGATGTTTCTACAGTTCCTCCGCCGGATTTAGTGAGTGTAAACGGTTCGTTATCGTTGATTGTTATTTGTGTAAAGTTACCCACTGCAACATAACGATTGTCACCGTATGCTATACCGTTTAATAATCCAATACCGGTAAAATTTTCAGATATCCAATTTATGCCATCAATACTGGTCAATATTGTGCTCCAGTTACCAACAGCAATAAATTTTAATCCATCCCAAATAACTTTGTACAGTGCTTGTGTTGTTCCACTAGTGCGTGAAGTCCATGTAACGGCATCACTACTAGACAGTATTAAACCCGACTCACCTACAACTGCATATGTGCTGCCGTTATATGCAACGGAATTTAACGTTGTACTGGTTCCGCTGGTTTGTGTAGTCCAGGTTATGGCATCACTGCTGGTCAGTATTCTACCACTAAATCCAACTACCACATATTGTGTATTGTTCCAGTTAATTGCTTGCAACGTATTTAATGTGCCGCTAGTCTGTAGTGTCCAATTTGTTCCATTACTGCTTGTGGAAATTCTACCAGTAGAACCCACAGTGACAAATTCGTTATTGCCCCATATAACGTCATATTGCAAAACTGTTACTATTTTAGTTCTATCAGTCCAGGTAACACCATCACTACTTGTTAGAATGGCACCAGTATTTCCAACCGCCACGTATTGACTGTTACCATATGTAATACTATATAGTAATAGAGTAACACCACTGGTTCTTGCGGTCCAAGTCACTGCATCGCTACTGGTTAATATAGTTCCACTACTGCCTACTACCACATATTGTGTACTCTCCCATACAATTCCATATAAAGTATTAGCGGTACCACTGGTCTGACTTGTCCATGTAACGCCATCACTGCTGGTCAGTATGGTACCATTATCGCCCACTGCCACAAACTCATTGTTACCCCAGATAACTTTCCGTAAACTATTGGCGGTACCGCTGGTTCTAGTAGTCCATGATCCAGTGCCTGTAGCACTTGTTTCTATTCGCCCACTTGATCCCACAACGACAAACACAGAGTTACCCCAGGCAATACTGTTGGCATCTATGTTACCAGCACTACCTATACCGCCACTCCAATTTAAACCATCACTACTATAATATATTGTTCCATTTATTCCCACTGCAACAAATAAAGACCCGTTCCATGCAACTCCATACAACGTGTTAATATCTTCCGGATATGGTCTTGTTATCCAAGATTCTCCATCAGTACTATAATACAATCCACTATTATTTCCAACTGCAACATATTGTGAGCCAGTTGAGACTATATCAAATACTTCGTTTCCAGTTATTGGAACACTGGTCCAAGTTATACCATCTGTACTTGATGCTCCTGCAGCACTTCCAACTGCCAAGTACTTGCTGCCATCCCATATGACTGAATAAAAACTACCCCCTACAAAATCCCATGTGTCTGCATCTGTACTTGTGAATACTGACCTACCCACAGCCACATAATTTGTGCCATTTTCTGCAATTGCTCTGATCTGCCCGAGTGTTCGTGTATTTTTTTGTTGCCATGTCTGACCATCGCTACTGCTTAACAATTGCCCATTAAATCCTACAGCCAAATAATCACTGCCATCATAGATAACATTAAGCAGTGTGAAATCGTCAGATCGCCATGTTTTTCCATCCAGACTAGTCAATACTGTATTATTTTGCCCAATAGCAACAAACAATGTTCCATTGTGTATGACATTGGTTATGTTATTGGCTGATGCGGTACTGGAACTGGTTCTATTAGTCCAAGCAATGCCATCGGTGCTGGTAAATATAGCCCGATTAGTACCAACAGCAACATATATTGAACCATCATATGCAATTTGGTACAGATCCTGAGAAGTGCCGCTGGTTCTTGTGGTCCAGGTTATACCATCACTGCTGGTTAGTATGGTTCCAGAATTACCAGATACTAGATATTGAGTGCCAGTCCAGTAGATGCCTAGTAGTCCATTACTAATTCCACTAGTTTGTGATGCCCAAGTTATCGCATCACTGCTGGATAGTATAGTGCCAGTACCACCAGTGGCAACATACTGAGTTCCATTCCAATTTATTCCCCAAAGATATTCACTGGTGCCACTGGTTCTAGGTGTCCAATTAATTCCATCACTGCTGGTTAGTATAGTGCCGGTAGTACCAACTATGACAAACTGACTGCCACTCCACAACACATTGTATAGTGCTTCAGTAGTTCCACTGGTTCTGGATGTCCATGTAATTTTATCACTACTTGTTAAAATCGTTCCGTTAGTTCCTACAATAATATACAATGAGTTACCATACGCCACCCCATACATATTAGCACTGGTTGTTATATCTTCTTGATCGTTCCATGTAATGCCATCAGTGCTGAAATAAACTCTGGGTTCATTCCAAGAAGGCATGACAAACTCTGTGCCTGTCCATGTTATTCCATATAGATATGTGTTGGATTCTGGTGCAAACTTTTCATTTGTAGTCTTCCAAGAAGAACGTAAATTTACAACATTGCCACTAGATCCGTTAACGTCCCAGGCACCAACGGATTGAGTAGAATCAGGTTCAAAGAATAAGTTATGAGCAACTGTTTTTGTAGAGTCTATTTCTGTGAATGTGTTGTTATCTTTGATAATCACAGTAGATGTACCAGTTGTCCCACCGATTGTCAATTTGTTATAGGTTAATCCACCACCAGCAAATGTTCTAGCAGTGGTTGAAGTATTGCTCAGTAAGATATCTGCTGTATCTGGGTTGAAGGTTAATCCAGTGGTAGTTGCCAAATCCCAAACAGTACCAGTACCACTCAATGTCCAAGTACTACTGCCCATGGTAATTGTTCTAGTATTAGAGTTGTTGCTTGCAAACGATCCTGCTGTAACTGAGAAATTGTTGGCATTGAACGTTCCATTAGTTAACGTTACGGTTCTGTCACTACGAGTTGTTACGGCATCTTGTAATGTCCAAGTACCACCTACTCCATTGAACGTAATAGCTGGTACAGTAACACCATTAGTTGTTATTGTTTTACTACTGGTTGCGGCAAATATCCATGGTGACGAATATCCTGTATTAATTGAACCTTGTATTCTATTAAAATTTCCAAAAATAGTAATAGTTGAGACATCAACACCTAATGTCCCGTCAATAGTTAAGTCTTTGACTTGGCATGAGTCTAAGACTACGGTTCCGCCCGTATTTTTAAGAGTAAAACTAATAGAATTGGCTTCATTACTACTTGCCCGTATGCTTTTTTCATTTGAAGATCCACCAGTGGTTTCTACCAATGGAGTTCCCGTAACTGTTACCCCTAACCCAGTAATCCACATGTCACCACTTGTTGTAGTTATTACAAATTTACCAGTCCCAAAGTTAAGCGTTCCTGAGACCTTACTAAAACTATTACAGGTAACTGTATAATTGTTTAGAGAAAATGTATTGTTGGCTGAACCAAAACCCATTAAACCAGTGGTTGTTAGTGCATCTTGTAGAGTCCATTCACCTCCGATACCACTAAATGTCATAGCAGACTCAAAGGTGTTGCCACCGCTGGTTATGGTTTTGCCAATGGTTGTGGCAGTGAGTGTTATACTGCCAGTAAATGTTCTGGTGAAATTAGTAGCAGGTAATGTCAAACTACCACCAATAGTAAGATCACCTGATCCTGCCAGTGTCATCGTTTGATCTAGACTAGAGGTTGAGAAATCATCACAACTGGCCCCAGTTCCCACAGTCACAGTAAATGCTGTACCACTATCAGAACTACCGTCAAATATCACTGAATCTACCACAGTTGGTGCAAGTGTGGCTGCAGAACCACCACTGGTATCTGACCAATTGGTAGCATTTATAGCCGTCCATGATCCCGTTCCGCCTATCCAATATTTGGTCACACTAGGTGCTGCCGTGAAAATTATATCAGTGTTATTGCCACCATCTGTTGAGTTAGCACCCACATACCACGTATTTGGTGTGCTACCAGTTGCGTAACTGATGGATAAGTAATCTACACCAAAGACTTTGGTTCTGCTCACTAATGTATATGCACTTGTGGTACTAGACTGGACAGTGACCACGTTGCCACTTGTACCAGTTATTCTCCATCGATCAAATGTTGTTGTGATACCTGCAGTAAATCGTATGGTAAAAGCATTGATTTTGTTAGAAGTAATATCTGCAAATGTATTTGAGCCAGTGAACACATAAATCTGACTGGTACCACCACCACCGTTTAGTGCAATATTACCATATGTCAATCCACCACCAGCAAATGTTCTGGTAATACTGCCGGTTGTTCCACTAATGACGATAGGTGAACCATTATTGTTGAATGTTAATCCTGTGGTGGTTGCCAAGTTCCACTGTGTTGCAGTGGTATTATTGGTCAGTGCCCAAGTGCCACTACCCATGGTCAGTGTTCTGGTATTAGAGTTGTTACTTGAGAATAGTCCCATAGTAACAGAGAAGCCACTGGCGTCAAATGTGCCGTTGGTCAGTGTAACAGTTCTTGTGGCACCGACAGTTAGAGCAGATTGTAGGGTCCATGTTCCTCCTACCCCATTGAATGTAATGGGGAAGTCATGTGTGGCACCACCAGTTGAAATAGTTTTGCTACTTGTGGCCGCAAATGTCCATGCATTTACACCAGCACTCAATGTTCCTGCAGTACGAGCGTAATTACCAAATATACTAATGGCAATATTGCTTAGAGTAAATGCGCCAGACAATGTTAAATTTCTAACGGTGTTTCCACTGGTAAATGCAACAGTACCAGCAGTGTTTAATAGTGAGAAACTTATAGAGTTGGATTCAGTTAATGCACCAGTATTAATTGTTTTGGTATTCGCACCTCCACCTGTGGTTTCTACTAATGGTGTTCCACTAATTGTTAAGTTAGTGATTGTTGGCGTGCTCCAGATAATACTTGTGATATTACTTGTAAGAACTATTTTACCTGTACCAAAGTCAATAGTTCTTATATTTGTGTTATTTGAACTAAATGTGGTTGATGTAAGTGTAAAACTACCTAATGCCAATGTGCCATTAGTTAATGTAACTGCACCAGTTGTAGTAAAAGCATCTTGTAATGTCCAGACTCCACCAATACCATTAAATGTCACTGCCGAAGAAAATGTGTTACCATTTGAAGTTAAGGTTCTACCACTTGTAGTAGAACTAAAAGTTATCGCACCAGTGTATGTTAGTGTAAAGTTGGTGGCAGGTAATGCAAGACTACCAGCAATAGTCAGTGCAGCAGTGCCATCTAATGTCATAATCTGATCTAATCCAGTGACAGTTAAATCAGAACAGGTAGCACTGGTACCTACTGTTACTGTAAAGCCAGTACCAATATCAGAACCACTGTCAAATACTATATTGGTTGCTGAGTCTGGTGCCAATCCCACTGTGCTTCCACCAGAAACTGTTGACCAGTTTGTTGTGCTGGTGCCGTCCCATGTACCAGTTCCGCCAATCCAATACAGTGTTAATAATCCAAAATTCCATCCGGTATTGCCACCACCATCAACTGAATTGGCACCAGCATACCAAGTTCCTGCTGGTGTGGCAGTGCTGTTTGAAATAGATAGATAGTCTCTTCTTACTAGTCCACTACCGGATTTTGTCAGTGTAAATGTACCGCTAGCACCAGTTCTACTCAGTGTTACTAGATTGCCTGCACTTCCACTGATACTGAATGTGGTTACGGTTGTAGTTGCATTGGGGAATACAATAGTATGTGCAACTGTTTTAGTTGATGTTAATTCACTGAATGTATTTGTACCAGTTAATGTTGTAGTTGAAGTTCCAGTGGGTCCACCGATGGTTAATACATTATATGTTAATCCACCCCCCGCAAATGTTCTGGCTGTAGTAGACGTATCACTAAGAGTAATATTAGCAGTATTTAGATTGAAAGTTAATCCAGTGGTTGTTGCTAAATCCCAGACCGTACCAGTACCACTCAATGTCCATGTACCACTGCCCATGGTAATAGTTCTGGTATTAGAGTTATTACTTGAGAATTGCCCCGCAGTTACTGAGAAATTGTTGGCATTGAACGTGCCATTGGTGAGTGTAACTACTCTAGTAGAACCAACAGTTAGTGCATCCTGCAATATCCAAGTACCACCGACTCCATTGAATGTGAATGGGAAGTCGTGGGTAGCACCGCCTGAGGTAATAGTACGTGACGCAGTAGCGGCAAATGTCCACGCATTGGTACCAGCAGTTAACGTGCCGGCAGTATATGTATAATTACCAAATATACTAATTGCTACGTTACTGAGAGTAAATGCTCCATTAACTGTTAAGTTCCTAACTGTATTTCCACTGGTAAATTGTATAGTACCAGCAGTGTTTAACAGTGAGAAGCTGATTGAATTAGATTCACTTAACTGACCAGAGTTTATAGTTTTAGTTGTTGCACCGCCACCAGTAGTTTCAACCAGAGGTGTACCACTGACCGTTAAATTGGTAGTTGTTCCAGTGTCCCATAGACTGCTAGCAGCAGTGTCAGTCAGAACTATTTTGCCAGTGCCAAAGTTCAGTGTTCGTGTATTGCTATTGGTAGAGAAAAAGTCCAAGCAGGTAAGAGTAAAACTACCCAATGCCAATGTACCATTAGTAAGTGTAACTGCATCTGTTGTAGTAAAAGCATCTTGCAGTGTCCATGCACCACCAATTCCATTAAAGGTTACTGCTGACGCAAATGTGATACCATTTGAAGTTATGGTTTTACCAGTTGAGGTAGAATTAAAAGTCAATGAACCAGTGTAAGTCCTAGTAAAGTTTGATGCTGGTACGCTAAAGCTGCCACTTACAGCCAGTGTTCCAGACCCAGCAAATGTCATCACACCGTCTAGACTACTGGCAGTCATGTCATTACATACCGCGCCTGAGCCCACAGTCACGGTGAATGCATCTGTAGTTATGTTTGAACTAGCATCAAAAAATACATTACATGTGGCAGTAGGGACACCGGCGCCACGGGTGCCACCAGAACTTGTTGCCCAATTAGATACGTTTAGTGCATCCCAGTTTCCTGATCCGCCGACCCAGTATGCAGTTGTTGTCAATGCCGGAGTATTAAAAGGTGTATCAATGGCCTCGTCTATTGTTCCGGTGCTAATTATGATATTTTGGGCTGAGTGAGCTGCTGCATTAGCAAATCTATAATCAACACGAAGTCTATCGCCTGCTACCCATGTGCCTAATGCAGGATTGGTAAAAGTAAATGACTTTACTCCAGTGGTGCCTGCACTTTGACCTGTAGCAAATGCCGTGGAGTTTTGTACTGTTCCTGCAGAGTTGACTCTATGTAATGCTACAGAAATTGTAATATTAGAGTTTGCAGTTGCTACATCTACCTTTACAGTAAAAGTTCCTGTATTAACTCCACCAGTTCCAGGATCACCTATAGCAGTGAATGCATAACTAGTTTCTGTGGCAGCCTGAGCAATAGATGAGGTTATTGTACCAGCAGTTTCCGTGTTTCTGCTGAGTAACTTGTTAAAATCTGCACCACCAGTGAGGTCAGAGTCTATTGCACTAAGGTAATAAGTAACAGCCATTATTTAACCCAGTTAGTTACATCTTGTGTAGTATTATGCATTTCTAAATCTGACACCCACTTTCCTTTTTTAAGAATAGCATGCTCGGGTGCTCCGTGTTCTAACCAATCGTCTACAATTTCTGATGTGGTCCCACTTTGATAAATTTTACCATTATACATCCAATACCAATCACTGCCAGAACAAATCTCACCTAACATAATACCATTCTTGTTTCTACCAAATTGAATTCCCACACAAATAATACCCGAGTCTGGTGCCATTTTCCAGTCTTGTTCAGATGTGCCAGCTACGGTAGCGCCCCCTTTATACCAAATTTGCCAGATCACTCTGTGGTACCTTGTTCAATTATTGGTATTTCTTCAGTGCTAGGACCTATGATAATAGCAAGCCAGTTATCAAATCTCTGTTGCTTCATTGCTTCAATTTGTTCATCTGTGTATGCGTGGTCGTCTGGTAGATGTAAGGCATCACTAAACGAGTATGTACCATTTGACATTGTAAAATCAATCTTCATATTTTTTTCTCCTTAGAATCCAAATACTGAGGCAATTATCTGCCACTTAGTGTTGTCTGAATTGTAAATAAATCCCATATAATCGTATTTACTACTACCTGTACTTGTGGTAGGTAAACTTAAATCAGTTGAGCCTTGAAAAATTCCATTCCAACTAAAAGTTTGAACATTTACTGATTTCAATCTAAACAATATTTTCTGACCATTAGTTGACGTTCCAGTAGGTGCATTTATGGTTAATGTACCTGCTGATTGGGTATTATTCTGTGTTGCAGTATCTGTTGTATCTGCATTAAATGTTACTGAGGTTGAATCGGAAAGAGTTACAACACGAGATCCATACATTGGGCCTGTTGCACCGCTATAACCAGATATACCAGATATACCACTAAATCCCGAGACGCCACTATAGCCAGATATACCAGAGTCACCGCTGAAGCCACTATACCCAGATACACCAGAGTCGCCGCTACCTGAGTATCCACTGAAACCAGATGTGCCAGAGTCACCGCTTATACCACTTCCCGAGTATCCACTGAAGCCAGATGTGCCAGAGTCACCGCTTATACCACTTCCCGAGTATCCACTGAAGCCAGATATACCAGAATCACCGCTAAAGCCTGAGATACCAGAATTACCGCTTATACCACTACCTGAGTATCCACTGAAGCCAGATACACCGCTATAGCCCGAGATACCAGAGTCACCGATACCCGAGTATCCACTGAAACCAGATGTGCCAGATACACCAGAATCGCCGCTGAAGCCAGATATACCACTATAACCAGATATACCGGGGTCGCCACTGAATCCAGATATGCCACTACCTGAGTATCCACTGAAGCCAGATATACCAGAGTCACCACTACCTGAGTATCCACTGAAACCAGATGTCCCAGAGTCACCGCTTATACCACTTCCCGAGTATCCACTGAAGCCAGATATACCGCTATAGCCACTGAAGCCAGATATGCCAGAATCACCACTAAAGCCTGAGATACCGGAATTACCGCTATAACCAGATATGCCGGGGTCGCCACTGAACCCAGATATGCCACTAAATCCAGAGTCGCCGCTACCTGAGTATCCACTGAACCCAGATATGCCAGAATCACCACTATACCCAGATATACCAGAATCGCCGCTATACCCGGATATGCCAGAGTCACCGCTATACCCGGATATACCAGAATCGCCGCTATACCCGGATATGCCAGAGTCACCGCTACCTGAGTATCCACTGAAGCCGGATATGCCAGAGTCACCGCTACCTGAGTATCCACTGAAGCCAGATATTCCAGAATCACCACTGAACCCAGATATGCCAGAATCACCACTGAAGCCAGATATACCACTATACCCAGATATGCCACTAAACCCAGAGTCACCACTTATACCGCTTCCCGAATAGCCACTGAAGCCGGATATGCCAGAGTCACCACTGAAGCCGGATATACCAGAATCACCACTGAACCCAGATATGCCAGAGTCACCACTGAAGCCAGATATGCCACTAAAACCAGAGTCACCACTGAAGCCAGATATTCCAGAGTCACCGATGAAGCCAGATATGCCACTAAATCCAGAGTCACCGCTGAAGCCAGATATGCCACTAAATCCAGAGTCACCACTTATACCGCTTCCCGAATAGCCACTGAAGCCAGATATACCAGAATCACCGCTGAACCCGGATATACCAGAGTAGCCGCTATACCCAGATATACCACTAAAACCAGAGTCACCGCTTATACCGCTTCCCGAATAGCCAGATATGCCGCTATAGCCACTAAAACCAGATATACCAGAATCACCACTGAACCCAGATATACCACTAAAGCCCGAGATGCCAGAATAGCCGCTATAGCCAGATATACCAGAATCACCACTATAGCCAGAATCCCAGAGTCACCGCTGAAACCAGAGTCACCGCTGAAGCCAGAGTCACCGCTGAAGCCAGATATGCCAGAATCACCACTGAACCCAGATATACCACTATACCCAGATATGCCACTAAATCCAGAGTCACCACTAAATCCAGATATGCCACTAAAACCAGAATCACCACTGAAGCCAGATATGCCACTAAAACCAGATTCACCACTAAATCCAGATATGCCAGAATAGCCACTAAAACCAGATATGCCGCTATACCCGGAATCACCGCTGAAGCCAGATATACCAGAGTAGCCACTAAATCCAGATATGCCGCTATAGCCACTAAAGCCCGAGATGCCAGAATCACCACTGAACCCAGATATGCCAGAGTAGCCGCTATACCCAGATATACCACTGAACCCAGATATACCACTATACCCAGATATACCAGAGTAGCCACTAAATCCAGATATACCAGAGTCACCACTGAAGCCAGATATACCACTGAACCCAGATATGCCAGAATCACCACTGAACCCAGATATGCCACTGAACCCAGATATGCCACTATAGCCACTGAAGCCAGAAACAGTAATGACGGGAGCGAACACTAAATTACCACTACCATCGGTCTGTACAAAATACCCAGACGTTCCGCCTGAAATCTTTAGATTGGCAATATCGCTCAAATCTAAAGTTCCTGTTACAGACACATTACTAGCTGATATATTACCCGTTACACTTAATGTTCCTATGTTCGCTGTATTCGTAATTGCAATGTTGCCAACTACAGTAAGTAAGCTAACATTACTATCAAATGTTAAATTTGCACTAGCACCAAATTCGTTATTACTGTTAAACTGTAATTGATTATTAGATCCAGCAGCAGTCTGGAAGCTTATTGGTTCACCATTACTATAATAATAGTTATCAGATTTAAAGACGTTGGCTATTACATTACCTGTGAAATTTGCATTGCTAGTCGTTATTTCGCCGTTAGGTAAGATAACAGTATTAATGTCCGTTCCTGTCGAAAAACCACCTACTGAATTTAAGGGACTCACTGCCATCTCTATACCTTTAAATTATACTTATTCTGCATATTCAACAACCATCATCTTGTAGTTGGTTAAATTAGTTGAGTCAGGCGTGACTAATAGCTGATAACTGGGCGGATTCAATATTCCACCAGGGTCATACCCCACACTAAAACTACCTACTCCCCCGTTGATTTGCAATCCTGCATACTCGTTATAAACTATTTCTCCATTATAGAAGGTAGCCGATATCTTTGAAGTTTGTCTAGTACCAGAGGCAGCATCAGTTGCGATGATCGTAAAATCGACCGAACTAACAAACGTGACCGGTACTGAGTATATAACTTGATTAGGCGTAGTACTATTTGTTGATGAGAAGAACACCCTGCTAGTGCAATAATGATATATTCCAGTTCCCATCTGAAATGTATTTGCTACTAGATTTCCCGCTAGCGTTAACGTATTTGTAAAATTATCAAAAATTAAATACGGGCTGGCACCAAAGCTGCCACCATTGTTATATTGCAATTGCATATTCGCGCCGGCGGGAACACCGTTCCCTCCACCGCCGCCACCTGCGGTCCAGCTTAAATTGCCTAAACCATCTGTAGATAGCACATAACCATTAAGTCCTCCACCAATACGTATATTAGACAACGTACCTAAATTAATATTAGGGCTGCCTGCGGTATTAATGTTTCCTGATACTCGCATCGATGCATTAGCGTTAATCGTAAGATTCCCGCCAACGGTGACTCTGTTATAAACCAACACATTACTTGCGATCACATTAGAAGATAAACTAATGTTGCCAGCTACCACGTTGCCAGAAACACCCACGTTACCTAAACTTATAATATCACCATCAACATTCAAGAATTGCAAGTTTCCTAGTGAAGTTATATTTGCTTGGATTGGATTACTAACATAATTAGCTACGTCAGTTTGTATTCCTGTTAACTGACTTCCGTTACCAATGAAGTAATTGCCGATAACATTACCTAAACTGATGATATTACCTGCAGTAGCAACTCCGGTAATACTTAAATTGCCTGCAGTAGTAATGGTGTCGTCAGAACTATTACCAGCTGAAATGTTCTCTACATATAGCGTGTTAGTGTTCTTATTATATGTGAATCCGTTATCTCCACCGAACACGCCGGCGTCATTGAATTGGACTTGCGTATTAGCGCCACCAGGCGAGCCGTTACCTCCGCCACCGCCACCTGCGGTCCAAGTTAAATTACCCAAGCCATCAGTTTGTAAAAAATATCCGTTTTCACCGCCACCGATACTAAGTGACTGAACATCCCCCAGACTTAGTACATTCCCGTCCCAGGTCGCGTTTGGTATGCCACCAAACGTACCGGCATTGTTAAATTGCAATTGTGTATCAGATCCGGCAGCAGAAGCATTGAACGGAGATCCATTGCTATAGTAATAACTATTCGAATATATCTTGTTGGCAGAAACATTGCCTTCCAAATTTAAAAAATTAGATACTACATTTCCATTACTGTCTACTACTGAGACGGCAGGTATACCTACGGTATAACCAGAAAGTGAGTTAAATGGGTCTGCTGCCATGTGGTATCCTGTTATTATTCTATACTATATTTAGTCTAAACAAAAAATTATTACCAAGCGTTCTAGTAACGCCATGTATACTAAATATCAACATGCACACTCATCAACCCCATAGACCATTCTGCAATAACTGCAAAACATCGTTAGCAAGACCAAATGGTGTCAGTAAGCACGGATTTAAATTATGGCACAAGTATTGTTCTAGTTGTGCTAGAGCAATGTATAATTCAAAGTTTGGACATCTGTTAAACAAAAAACAACATTGCGAACGTTGTAATTTCACAGCAGAAGACAGTTGCCAATTAGATGTTGTCTATATCGACGGTGACAAAAAGAACAAAAACCGGCATAACATGAAAACTTACTGCGCTAATTGCAGTAGACTACACAGTAAAACACTCAAAGAGACTAAAAAATCAATATTTGATATAACAATAGACGCCGATGTACGGATATAAACAAAAAAGGAGACTTTCGTCTCCTTAGTTGCACTTCCCATCCCGATTGAGTTGTTATAGTTATTTAGTCCAAATACGGATTATATGACTCTTTCACATATCCGCCAGTGTTGTACATCGGCCAATCAACAAATTCTCCTGAATTTTCTAGCATCAATCGCCATGGCGCAGGATTCATATAGCTATAAAAATTATCTAACGTTTCGATTGAAAACGGCTGCTTTTCATTGGTTTTAATATTTATCCAATATTTGTTGAATCTGCTCAACCCCTTAATTACTTCTTGCATCATTGAAGAGTGTACTTCTCCTAACATCAAAGGTGATCTATTCAACCGAGTCTTAAAAAACCACAACATCATTGAAAAAATCTTGTTACCACGATATTCAGGGTTGACGTACACATCATCTATTTTGTTTTCACTATTGGATAATGAACAAACTGCAACTACAATTTCATTGTCCCATACTGAATAATAGATCCCATCTTGCAAAACTTTATAATCTGCAATATCAGCAATATATTTGCCATATTTTAACCATCTAGTTTTATATTTGTTTGCGAATTGTTCCGCTTGAATTGAAAAGTCAGGACCATGCATGGTCATTTCTGAAATTTTCATTCTTCGTCTATATCACTGATATCATCAGCTTCTGAATGATCTAAAACTTCTTCTATTAAGTCTTCCGTGCTCCATCCCGATAATGTTAGTATGTGAACGCTTTGCACAAACAAACTAAAGACTGTTGCAGTATAGTCGAAGTCTAGTTCAACCCCCTCTTTCTCATATAACTTTTCTAGGGTGTTTTCTGCTATCTCTGCGCATTTATCTAAATCAAAACAATAAATGGTACCATCTTCTAATACTTCTACTATTCTATCAGCCATCATGTATTCCCCTCAGTTATATTTAGTACCCACGTTCTAGATCCACAGTCATAAATTCGCAAAAACCCTCGCTCATTCATGATTTCTTTTTCAGTTTTCGATACATCGAACCCCGAATTTACTAATTTGTGTTTAGTAAAATTATATCTATGGTATGCTTTTTTCTTCACTGGATCGTAATACCAGTACCCAGATTTATTTTCGTTTTCTAAAGTGAACCCTAATTTTCCATACAGATTGCCCGTACTGTACATATTATCAGAGTACGAATACACATTTGAAGGATTATTGGTTTTTATGAAATATGATAACAACTTCGACGCGCCACCTATAACTGAACATGAGGTAACGTACCTAACTAATTCATACGAACCAGTCGATCTAGATTTACCGATGCCGGCGCGCTTAGGACTAAACGTCATCACTGCGACTAACTCTCCGGCTGTGGTCTTTAGTCCATAACAGTATTTTGCTGCACAGTATCCCTGTACGTGATGATTATTCAATATCTGTTTTGTATCTGTCGCGTCCAATTCCACTACATTTGTTTGCCTGGCAAAAACTTTTTTCTCGCTATGATTGATTTTATTACGAATTTTGTTTTTCCATATTTCTTTTTTCTCTTCCCATGAATTGCCGAAAATAGTGAATAGTGTTATTCCTTTATCCTCACACCTTTTGAATTTATCGTAATGGTATGTTTTAGTAATATGAGGAATCTGATCATGGTGCCAGTATATACCATTGTATTCTATAGCTAAGTTAAAGTCTGGCAGAAATATATCTAACTCTTTACCTATTAGTTTTCTGTTATTGGTAACGATATTAGTTACACCCAATTCTTTGAGAAAGAATTCTATTTCTTTTTCAAAAGTAGATTTGTATGGCTCTCTAAACTCATGCAAATTTAAATAATGATAAACTGTTTGTGCATGTAATTTATATGTATCTGCTATCTCCTGCACCGAGTATTTGGGAAATAACAAAGCTAGTTGGTCTTTATTTCGCAGTAGTTCTAGATTGGGATTTTGCTTATCTTCAGTTAATGACCAAGTATTTTTTACACCGTATTTTTCTAAACAAGTAGACTCTGCTTTCTTACGATTATTAAACGTTTCTGTACCGTGTTTTTCTAATTTAGATTTCTTTATCTTAGTAGTAACTTTGTTTACATTGTCTGTGTCTTGATAAAACTCTTTGTGTGCTATCTTTGCTTTATCTATCTGACCATTATTAGTAACTCCATACTTATTCAGTGTAGTGTTGACTCTTTTTTGGTTAGATTTTTCTTTATCTTCTTTGGATGTAGCTTGTTTAGTGTCTGACACATTTTTACTAACTGAGTCTTTGCAACATTGGCATGAATTGGCCTTTCCGCAGAACACAAAACCATCGTTAATGCTTTTAAACTTTTTATTATTACCGTTGTCACAAATATTTGATATACGATTGACCGCGCTATAGACATGGGCGGGAAACGATTCATCGTGCTTTAGTAAAGTATTATCCATGACCCATGATTTCAATTCTTCACTATTTTGAATCATTCGTGAAAAATGTTTTGGGTAATCTATGATTAGTTGTTTTATTTTGTCCATGCTATTATTTAAGAACAATACACTATTTGTGTACCATTAGCAATGAAAAAGGAGACCGCAGTCTCCTAAGTTTGGCATTTACAAGGGTAGTAATATGTTAATCATAATGATATGGCATTCCACTAGGTACCATAATTATGGTACCATCTTTCAATGCAACTTCATATTCTTGTTGGTCAGCACTTAAACATACGCTCGTGTATTCAGTAATACCTGCTTTTTCCATTGTTTCTTTGAGTTGTTCATTGCGAGTTTTTTCATATTGCCTTGAGTTCATTTTGTTTCCTTTAATTTACAATTTTCTCCGTGCCATCTTTTGTACATACTAACACTTACAGTTTTACTACAGTGTTCACATACTTTTTTAATTTGTGAGGGGTGCGTTCCTTTTGCTAATCGTCTTAGATTAGGTGCTGAGCCCAAGAAGTTATGCGTTCCTTCTTTTACTCGTTTGTCGTTTAATGCACTACCTAAAAAGTTATGACGACCTTCTTCGATCAACTTTTTATTAAGTTTACCTTGGTAGTTGGGACTTTTGCCATTCTGCCAATGATGTGTACCGTTCTGCGCATTTACTGTACTTGGGTTGTTAGTAATTGAGTTGTGTGTTCCATTTTTCATTGCTTGTTTCGCATTTCTACCGTCTTTGTTTGGGTGGTTGTCTAAAAACTTTTCTTTTGCTTCTAAGTTTTGATTCATCCAGTGGTTTTCTCCTCCTAGTTTTTCTTTGAATTTAATAGGATCTTTTTTAGACCAGTGGTTTTCTCCTGCTATCTTTGCTGCTATTTCAGGATTCTTCATGGGATTATTTTCAGAACTAAAACCTATTGGATTACTGGTCCTATTCATGCAGTTAGTCTTACCGAAATGTTCTGCTAAATAGTTTCCTTCTAATTCAATTAGATGTAATTCATCACTAGCATATTCCAATATTTCTCTTGTAAGCGTTGATTTGTCTTTAATAGACAATGGCCATTCACCTGACCCTAGGTAGCCATCATCCAAGTTAGCGGTACTATGTCTACCTACATAATACTTTCCGTTTTTGTGAGTTGTTTTGTATATAAAATGTTTCATATTATGATTTATAATCTGTTGCATTTGATTATATATGTATTTGTTAAGAAGACAATGGAAAAGGGCGCCGAAGCGCCCTTTTTGTAGTAACTTTGTTTCCCGAAAGAAACAAAGTTGACTGACTTTATTGAAAGGTCAAATTTTGGACCGAAATTTCACCAACGTAGTCACTGGCATTCCCGAACGAACTTGCGGTGTTCGTTAATTCGATGTAACCATAACGAGTCATAAAGCTTACGACTGGTTCGAAGGTTGATGGATCTAGAACAACACCAGAACTCATCAATGGGATGTAAGGGCAATAGAATGCCGCTGCATCAGTTTCACTTGAACCCTTGTAACCAACTAACACTGGTGTTGTGTCAGGAGCGTAACTGTCAACGAAAACGCGCATTGCGCCGTTCAATGTACCAACAAACTTTGTGTTTGTAGGTGCTTCGAATGTACCTTCTGTTGTACGAGCAAACGCACTTGTTGTTGCAGACTGTAGAACCGTCAATGCAGCACTTGATACAACTGCCCAGTTACCTGCACCACGACGAGTGCGTTGGGCGATCAAGTTAGCAACACGGTTGATTAGAACAGCTAGAGCAGCGTGTTCGTCACCAACGTATGTAGCTGTACCAGATACAGTAGCTTGATTGTATGTATACTCTGTGCTTGCTAGAGTACGTAGAGACAATAGAATTTCTTGGTCGATTTCAGCAGTAATTTCTTGTGCTAGAGCGGCCATGATTTCTGCTTCAACGTCAATACCATGCTGGCTTTGTGCGTCTTGAGCAGCTTCGAATGTCCAACGTGCTTGTAACTTACGTGACTTAGCTTCAACAGCTTGACGCAAGATTTGTACAGAAATTTGCTTACCGCCGTTACCTTCAAGGGCAGCAGTATTATTTGCTGTATACTGGTTTGTTGACGCAGATCCAGAAGGAGTACGTGAGTAAGCTTGTGCAATCTTGAATGGGCTTAGAGCTTCTTCACCTGCATTAACGCTAGTTTGTGCCGCGCTTGTGTCTGTCAAGCTGTTAGCATAACGCACACGTAGAGTGTGAATCTGTCCAACTGGGCCTGTCATTGGCTGAACGCCTACCAATTCGTTAGCGATAACGGTTGGCATTACACGACGGATAACTGGCAGAATCACACGGTTTAATGTAGCGATATTACCAGCGGTTGTTGTACCGGCTGAAGATTCAGCAAGTAGTTGCTTCTTGGTGTTTTCTAGAATAACACCCATAGTTGAACGGCGAGTTCCTTTTAAGCCTTCTAACAGGGCCTCTTTGGTCTCGTCCCAACGGCTTTCTAAGAGTACTTTTGACATTATTAATTTCTCCTATTTATGTCTTTTTAAATTATAGCCCTGCCAGACGCTTAATGTCGATAACGTTATCACGTTCTTGAACATCAATTTCTTTTTTGGCAGATTTATCACCAGTCATTTCTGTAACGTAGCGACCTTCAGTTAGTGATTGCTTTGATGCAACCCTAGCATTGTTTCCGTTATTCAGCACAGCTGGTAGATACTTGTCGAAAGCAGCTTTCAATTTTGGTGTCTGCACGCTTTCTAGTAGATTCTTCATTACGTTTGCCTTTTCTTCGTTCAACGGACCTAGCAGTTCTGCCATTGTCTTGTCACGTAGATTAGACTCCTTAATTACCCGAACCTCTCTATCTTTGTTTTCAATTAGTGTCTTGGCATTGGTTAATGCCTTTTTTGATTCGGCTAATTGATATTCTTTTTCTTGCAACTTGGTCATTAATTTGCGAGTTTCTTGTTTCTCGTTTAAATGAGTAACAGAGAATTCACTTGCAAAGGCTTCAAATAAACGACGCCCGAAATTGTTTTCGCGTGCCATTTTGATGTCTTCTTTGAGCTGACTTAGTTCGCCCTTTAGGTGAGTGGTCACAGCAGTGTTGAGCTTTTTAGAACCTTCAGCTATAAATTTAGCCTTCAATTTTTCTAATTGAGCCCTTCCCTCAGCCACTAACTTAACTTTAGCTTCTACTACAGCCTTTTTATCTTGCGAGAATTCTTTGATTTCGCGAGCTAAAGCATGAATAATAAATTGTTCAAGCTTTTCTTGGCTTTCTTTTTGTATTTTGCGATCAGTGCGTAGTTCTTTGATTTCTTCGGCTAGTTTAGTTACCATGAAACCATTAAATTTTGTTGCATTCTCACGTAGTTTTTGCTGTGCTTTTACGCGGTCTTCGTTAATAGCATGTCTCTCTTGGTGAAATTCTTCAATCTCTCCCGAAAGACTTTCTGTTACCATTTTATCAAGGGCCTCAACCATTACGCTTCTATCATGTTCGTAACGTTGCGCAAATTCTTCGCGTAGTTCAGCGCGAACTTGCTCTCTGGCTTCATTTAATTTAGATTCAAATGCCTCAGTGATTGCACGGCCTGTATCTTCGTTGATGATTCCAGAGTCTAGCAATGGTTTGATTTGGTCAAACATTGTATTCCCCTTCTATTAATTGCACGTTTAACTCCGTTGCTACGAGTGTGTTAGAAATAGGTTTATTTCTACTGTTCGTTGTGTATGAATTCATGTTACTCACTTTAATTTCATGTCGTTAATCAAACGAGTAACTTCTTCTAAGATGTATTTTTGTACTTTTTTATCCTTAGCTAAATTCATACCTTTTAAATTTTCTATGACTTTATGACCATGCTTCATGTTCTGAAGACCTTCATAAATTGCTTTAGGATAAGCATTAGGTGCTGATGGTTGTGCAACAATATCTACGGTCACGATTTCAAAGTCACTGACTTTTCCATCCATGTCATTAACGTTGCCACTTCCTCGACTAGAAACACCTAGTTTCACACCACTTTGTAGCATAGTTTTAACTAACTCGCCCATTGGTGTTGGTAATATTTTAAGTTTGCCAAATCCATTTGCTCCGTCCATCCACATCTGATTAATCATATGCGAGACTCTATCTAAATTTATTTTTAGATCGTCTGGGTGATCTACTTCACCTAAGACAGAATATCCATTCTGGATCTGTTCATTCAATGTATGTACTGCGCTTTCAATCTCAGTGGCAGGATAGACGCGTTCATTCGCATTCTTTATCCCGCCCTGGATAAAAATCCCTTTCATGTACAGAGATTTTCCGTTGCCCTCTCCTTCACTTTCGACCACCATTTGTGCGCGGTCGAAAGTGAGGTTTTCTCGGAGATACGAAGCCATTACTCTGAGATCCTTACTTAACTAGTTTCTTCGCAGTCTTTCTAGACTCAGAAACTGGACTCTTTGTATTAACACCAGATGCCTGTGTCTTTACTGGGGCAGGAGCTTTTTCTAAATCTTGACCTGTGTGTGCAGGTGCGTTCTTGAATTGGCCAGCACCCTTGACTTGAGTTTCACCCTTTGCTCCGTAGTTGCTTGGTCCTTTAGGACTAGTAGGAACTGTTTCTGCTGCACCAGAGAATTGAACTGGCTTGCTTGCCATACCACGAGCGCCTGAATTAGCAGCAACCGTTGACTTAGCATTTGATCCGTTGTCTCCGCCGATCTTAGATCCGTACAATCCTGAAACTTGCTTTAATTGCACAGCTTCCATCATTTCTTCGGATTCTTCATCGCCCATGTCTTCTTCGTCGCCCATGTCTTCTTCGTCGCCCATGTCATCGCCCATGTCTTCTTCGTCACCCATGTCTTCATCGCCACCTTGGTCTGCCATTAGTGATTCGAATTCTGACATTAATTGGTCTAGTTTGTCTTCGATGCGAATTACTGCGTCTTCTACTTCATCGTCACCAGATTCCATATCATCACTATCGATGTCGATAGTTTCGTCTTCATCACTAACTCCGATATCGTCCATATCTGCATCAGCATCCATATCCATATCGTCTTCGGTCATGCCGCCGGCTTCTTCGGCACTAATCTCATCCATTAGGTCACCAACTTGACCACCCATGTTTTCATCCATCATTTCGTCGTCCATGATGGATTCATAAATTTCTCTCGACTTTTCAACTACAATTTCGTGGAAAAGTTCGCGTGCTTGTTCTTCATTCTCATTGATGATAAGATCAATAAGTTGTTCAAATTTCTTGTTATCCATTGTTAGTTCTCCTAAAGTAGAATGGCTTTGCGTGTACTCATATTTAGTACACACATAAAAAAATAGCTCAATATAGCTGTTTTTTTTGCGTTTTCAGTAGAACTAGTACAATTTATATAGTAGGGCCGGCTGACTCAGCCTTAGGTCCGTATTGAGTGTGTACGTCTTTTAAATGTTGCTTTTTTTCAAACTGTCTGACATCTATCATTTTACGAAGCTTACGTATTTGTCTCAACGTTAGTTTAGTTTTTCTAGACTGTTTGTATATTGGTCGGCTATTATCTGAACCTACGTCTTGGTAGCCAGATACCGGGGGTGAGAACATTTCATCTAAGCGCATTTATTTATTTATCATTTAAGTTGGAGAAGGTGCTTCTGGGCCCGGTGGTACTGCACCTTGCGCAGACTGTACTGGACCAGCTACTTCAGGTGATGGTATTTCTTCACCTGCAGTAGTTTCTAATTCACTTGCAGTTTGTTCATCTGTCTCCATGTCTCCCACACTTACCCCAATATTTCTTAGATCATTACCCTTAGGTGCTGCATCTTCTGTCTTGTCGTTTTCTTCACGCCATAGTTCTTCGTTTTTCTTAATTTCTTCTTGAGTCAATCCTAAGAACCTTTCTAGAGCAAAACGTTTTGAAATGTAGGGCAAAGTTTCAACTGTAGTGAATGTGTTAACTCTAGCTGTATCTAATTCGCTTTGACGATAAGCAGCAAAGTTCTGTGGTGGATTAAACTTTAATGTAAATAACCCACTGTCGATGTTGAATCCCCTCCAACGTAGAAACAATTTAAATTCTTCATCGAACTTTAATGAAATATAACTCTGTAAACGTTCGCAGTATTGGTTAAATCTAAACTCTTGAATCATTGCTGTACCAACACGGCCGTCACTCATTGGAGTTACATTGTCGTCAGGTCCTGTGGGCAAATAAGAACTTGGAACACGTAAACCGCGCGCTAGTCGATTATTGAAATAACGCAAATCATCAATCTCGCCTAAGTTTTGACCACCAGGTAGAACTTCTACAGAAGACCCGCGGCCGTCGGCAGTGACAGGGAAGAAGTAATCCTCATTCATTGAAAGTGGATTGTATGTGGCATCAACTACAGAAGAGGAACCACCATACAACGAAGGAATTCTACGCTGGTGAATCTCGTTCTTAATGCGTTCAACGAATGCCATAGCCATATGACTTGGCATATTACCAACGTCAATCTTGAACATTCTGCGTTCAGGAGCACGTTGTACGCGATAGATTAAAACTGCGTCTTCTAATAATTCTTTTTGCTTGTATACTTTGAATATGTTTTCTAAGATCGATTGACCAAAAGGCCAGAAACGATCTAATCCTTCAGTTAAACTTAAATGTACTATATGTTTAGCATCTATGGCTGATTCACTCTGACCTAATGTAAACCGACTTCCTGTAGTGTTATATGGCATTGCAGGTACTGTGTAGGGCGTGTTCGTTCCGCCGCCTGTTCCGCCCAGTCCAGTTGCAGGATTAGCAGCAAAGTCTGTATTTGTTTTCTCTGCTACGGTAAGATTTTGCAAATTTATGTTGACATCCTTCAAGACATACTGTTCGGGTTTCTTGCCCTCACTCTCATTTACAATGACTTTAATAACTTTAACCATATCTACCCAGTATAGTTTAAAGTTTTCCGGATCACGGACAAACACTTGGTCACCGTACTTTATGACGTTTCTAAATATCTTAAAAGAACGAGTATCAAACTCATTGAGCTTACACCATTGTTGCAATTGAGTTTTTAGTAATTCAACTTCATGTGGAGTAGGATCGTCCTTGAATTCAAACTGGAATGGAGTTTTGTTCTGCTCATTCTTCATCGTGCTGAACTCTGAAATGATGTCTAAGCATGCGTTGACTTCAGCATCAACGTCCATCATTTCATATTGATTATAGCGTTCGATGCGGTTTGGATGACCTGTGTAGACTTCAGGTAGTCTACTCATGTAATTCTTATATCCAAAATCAGTATTGTTCCATCCGCCAGTTTGTGATCCATTTTGGCCTGGACTTCCGTTCCACGTGCCAGTGTTACTATTAAATCCAGAGATAGGACTAGATACACCTGATTTGTTTAAGAATTTCTTTTTGTATGTCATAGTATGTTATTTATCAAGTTCAATGTCCAGGTAGTTTGTCCACAGTCCCAGATGCGATCATATTTTCTATCTTGCATGATATTCCATTCACTTTTTGTTTTATCAAACCCCTGTTCAACTAGTTTATGTTTTTGAAATTGTAACCGATTGAATCTAGATTTATAATCTGTGTAAAAATACCCGATATTATTTTCTCCTTCTAAGAAGCCCAATGTCTTGTACATGTTACCAGTGAAGTACCGATTATCACTATATGATATTATGTTTGTTGGGTTGAAGTTCTTAACGAAGTATGAAAATAGTTTTTCAACTCCTCCTATAACATTTTTAGTAGAACAAAATCTAATCAATTCGTATTCGTAATTTTTATTATACCTAGATTTACCAAACGTCATAACTGAACACAACTCATTTTCACGGTACAAACCTAATTTTATTGAAGCCGGAGAGTACGATTGCAAATGATGTTCGTCTATGAATGACTTCGCTTCTATTGTTGTAATTTCTCTTACTGTTGTATTTCTACCGTATATGCGGTCTAATGACACATCCAATGCTAATTTAATTCTGATTTTCACTTTTTCTTTTTGAAGATCCCATTCATCTTGGAATATCGTCAATAATGATATTCCTAATTCTTTACATTTGTTGAATTTATTAAAATGGTATGTTCTATCACGACCTGATGAGTTTTCACTATGCCAATACAAGCCGCAGCATTCTATTGCCACATTGTATTCTTGTATCAAGAAATCCAATTCGTTGGGAGCTATCTTGATTCTATCGTTTTGTGTGTAACTAATGCCTAGTTCGTCTAAGAATTCACTTACTTCTTTTTCGAAGGAACTAAGTAATGGCCGTTTGAATAACTCTGTTGCATTGTATTTCTTTGCGTACAAATATAGGGTATGTTCGTGGATGTTCAATAGGTCTAATGCTTCTTCCCTCGTTTTACCAATTATTGTTTGTTTGAACTTATCTGCATCAGCTAATATCTCTACAGTTTTTGGTAATAAATTAATCCTACTAGCAGCATCTACCTGGTATTTTTCCAAAAACGTTTTTTTTCTTTTGCTGTTAACTTTCAGCATGTTGTTACCGTCTATGTATGATTTCCTCATACGTTCTGCTGACGCTTTGTTTTGTAATGGAAACTCATGTCCATATTTTTGTGAATTGCTGTCTTTAACTTTTTTCTGCTGGGACACTAATTTCATGTGGTGTTCTTCGCCATACTTTGCTAAGTTAGTTTCTATTGACTTTTTCTTTTCACATGTACGTTGTTCTGTTGTTCTTGCTTTCCTAGACTTAATGGTTTTTTCTTTGATCGAGGCGGATTGACTATGATGTTCTACTCCGTATTTTTTCAAATTAGTTGTTTTCGTTTTTTCCTTTGAAGAATCCAATTGGGCCGCATTAGTTACGCCGTACGTTGATATCAACGTTGCGCGTTGATTTAGTGTTCTATTATAACCCACATCCAAACATTTATTTCCCAGCTTGCAGCCTATTCTATATCCCTTATCATATGTGTTAAACATTCTATAGTTACCACATTTGCACTTAGGTGGTTCGCCATTAAAAACTATGTAAACATTTTCCATTATAGATTTTGTTTGGTACTGGTTAGTTTCTAAGATTATCCATTCCAAAATGTCCTTTCTGGATCTTTTCAACCAAAGTGGAATAGAAGAAGACTTACTAGTCTTCAACTTTTTTTCTAATTCAAGTATGAGCATAACTTATTTATGCATTGACCTTGACATTGAAAATTAAGGTTTAACGTGTTTCAAACTGTTTTTTGCCAGTTTACTAGTAACTGCGGACTACCTCATTACACAGCAGAATAGGTTAATATATCTTCTTGTATGTCATTACCTTCAGCTAATCTAGAATCCAATGCATCTAGTTTGGTAGAAATCACCTCAATCAATTCTTTGTTCAATGCAATTAGTTGATCGAATGCCATCTGAGACCAGTTTTCTGACTGGGTAGGCGCGACTGGCTGGGGTTGGGCAAGCGGCGCGGTAGTTACAGGGGGCACATTTGCCAATGAATTAAAATTAGGCAAAGAAATGTCCGATACTTTAGTGCTTAATAGTGCAGTTTCTCTATTTTGAGTTGTAGAATTTTCTTTA